TTATTTGGGTATACACATGAATACAATACTGAACAACAGCAATACTTCAAAGACCATTTTGGAGAACGCAACAAGTCCTTGGGCAGGCCCTGCTGTGGAGGAAGAACTTTCTCGATGGATGGTTCTTCTTGCAATTACGTTTCCAGTAACAACTTTATTGGGTTTCGATGCTGGGTTAATTATTATTTCCTCTTTATCAATAGTGAGTTTGATAGGGTATGGTCTCATCAAACCTGTGGAGTTAACTTGGACGGAGAAGTTAAGCCACTTGGCTTTGCCAGTCGATTTGGAGAAATTGTTGATCGTCTCGCCGAAAAACTCTACGAAAAAAAGCTCCCAATCGTAACCTGTCCAAAAACCCATTGTGGTTGTGGTCTCTGTATCGACAAGACAGATGGACCAGTAGAACCTTTGATGGGAAAATGGATGGATGGACTTACCCCAGAAGTGGTCAAGGCAGGTGACCATGAACATTTTCTGACAAAGGAGGCATATTGGAGTGCAGAGCAATCAACGGCTCAGTCGCCATTACCAATAACAGGGGAATAGCAGTTCCGTGTTGTATTACGGATATGGCACATACCACTCGATGGGACGAACTAAACATTCACAATATCGCAACTCTGGACAATATCAATTCGTCCTATCTCTACTTCCAAATGGAAGACCAGTTTGCGGAAGGACAATGGCCACAGGAATGTAACCAATGTCAGAAACTAGAATTTCTTAAAAAAGACTTAGCTAAAGATGGACAACCACAATCGACTCGCGGAAGACTCAACAAACAGCTTACCAAAGCTAAGAAGTTGCAGAGACTTCATATTGGTTTGGACTATCATTGTAATTTGTCTTGTCGTTCTTGTCGGCCAGGCATTTCTTCACGTTGGGACAGGTTGGATGTCTCAGGTTTACAAAAGTTTGACAAAGACCATTATAACGACATAGGAACTGGAAACTACGCAGTAGCGATGAAGAGAGTCTTAGAAAATACAGACCTCTCTCATCTTACCAGAGTCAGACTTTCTGGAGGAGAACCATTTCTCGCCAAGAACATCGACTGGTTTTTTGATAATATTCCTACAAAACAGATAGATTTCTCTTGTAATACGAATGGAACTGTGTTATACTCTTTACCAGAGTTTAAGTCTGTTAACATCGAACTTTCTATTGACGCGACAGGAGACCTCTTTGAGTCTATGAGATATCCTGCTAAGTGGAAGAAGGTTAAAGAGAATATGAAACGATGGGAAGAACAGGGACCTGTTAGTATTAACTGCACTCTCTCTGTCATGAACGTTAATCATATTCAACAAGTTTTGGACTTGGGATATCCTACTAAGGTTTACCCCTTGTTTGTTCCAGACTATCTAAGACATACTCAAATACCTTTGGAGTATCGTCAACGATGGTTGACAGATGATGAGCACATAAATAACACCATAATGTTTCCTGAAGAACCTCAGACAGGCGCTTTAGAGGCTATGAAACACATGGACATTTTACTCAATAACGAGTTCCCAAACGAGGAGATATGTTCCATTTTGAAAAGTTTGCAGTAATTTCTGACACACACTATGACAGTCCGTCTTTCCCTGAAGAGGAGAAGAACAGACTAACAAAAGAGTTCTTCAAGAACATCAGAAAGCGAAACATAAAGACTATCGTTCACATGGGCGATGTCTTTCAGTCTGCTGATAGGAAGAACTATGCCTTCTTTGAGGAGATTCAAGACGAGAGAGTTTACATGCTGGCTGGAAACCATGACTATGGAATGGACGGATCTTTCACAGACTTTCATCCAAAAGTCATTTCTATTTCTGTGAACACAGTAATGGACGAATGTCAGTTCCTACCTGCTGAAGGATTTGGGAAGGCATTTCATACTCTCTTCACAGAGGACCAAGAGATCAAGTACAGGTTTGCTCATGCGTCTGAAGAACGAGGAGTCTTTTGTGGTCACTTTCACAATAGGAGGGAAAGTCGATTTGGTTCAGCCTGGGCGTATGACATTGGTCAGTCGAAAACTCCAAAAGGGTTTCACGTGATCAAACAGGGAGAGATAAAGTTTGTCGAACTGCATACTAAGTATTGGATGGACTACACAAACGTACTCCCTAAACATATTCTAGACCTTGGAAACCAAGACATACTTGGAGTATCTGAGGAGAACCTGAAACTCCGACTCAAAATCTATTTGGGATGGGATGAGGAGTATGAAGAGAAAGCTTTGGATGCTATCACAGAATCTATTCGTTACTGGAGATCAGCACCGAAAAGTGAACAGGAAAAGATTGGAGAACTATGGAAAGAGATGAAGTCGACAAACTAATGAACGATGGAAACTTCTGTATTGCTCCTTGGGTGCACATACAGAATACACCAGAAGGCGTTCCTCAACCTTGTTGTATTTTCAAACCAAACATCATTGATGGTCATACCCCTCGCAAGTTGAACGACGCATTTCATGGCAAGGAATGGAATGAGTTACGCCAGAGATTCTTGCGAGGAGAACAAGTATCAGAATGTGATACCTGTTACAATAAAGAGTGGTTATCTAGAAATGATGAGAAAGACCTCAATACCTCTACCTTACTGGAGAACATTTCTTTCCGTGAACATCTCAACGAAATGTGGAAGGAAGATGCAGTCGACCTTATCAACAACCCTGAGATACGAGATATTGACCTTGCGATATCCAATAAGTGTAACTTCAAATGTGTAGACTGCGGAGTGGACAGGAGTTCTCTTTGGCACGATGAGGAATATGACCTTGATAAAATAATACCGCGTGTAGGAGCGCATGTAGCTTCTTTTGCTCGTGTTATCAAACCAGACACAGGAGAACCTCTTATAGATTCGTTTGAGTATGCCGATGTTGACTGGTCGAGAGTTCGGACGATTCGTTGTATCGGAGGTGAACCGATGATAGACAGAAGGTATCACGAAATACTGGAACGAATAGAAATAGATAAGGCTCATATCATCATTGTTTCGAATGGTTCAATTCCACCTACAAAAGCATGGACAGAGAAACTTGACAGAGCAGAAAAAATATTGCTAATGTTCTCCATTGACGGAATAGATGAGGTTGGAGAGTATGTTCGTTATGGACTCAAAATGAAACGTTTCACGCGAAACCTTCAGAAGTGGATAGAATACATCGCGAACCATAGAAACCCAGACTCAAAGTTTCGATATCATTATGTCGCTCATGCAATGAATATGTTTGACATTCAGAAGACCTATGACTATCTCAACCAGTTCGAAAGAATAAAAGATAACTGTGGTCACTTCGACTTATCTTTCTTACATAGACCTGAGTATCTTAATTCGGCATATTTCCCTCGCAAAACAAAGGAGTGGATACTAAATAGAATAAAAGGAGAACTGTATGAAGATAGGGTTAGACTTCATTTCATGACTAACGACTATGACCCTAAGCACGTAGACAACTTCTTCAAGTTTTCCGATTTTATCGAATCAAGGCGTTACACGATGCCTGACGAAATTGTTGAAGTCTATGACCGACTCATGGAGGACCACTTGACCGAAAGGAGACAGAATGTTTAAAGATTGGGCAGAAGTTCAAGCCTGTCATTTCCAAACTAAAAGATGTAGAATAACAAGTATGGCGAACTGGGAATGGGATATTCCTGCTCAAAATCATATGGACTGTCTACAAGCTAGTTGGGTATCAAATACTCAAATGATTGTAATGAAAGATGACAAGGCTGTAGGAGCTTTGGCTCTCCTCTGGGAAAAAGAACTCCATTATGAAGCGTGCACACCTGAAGCTAAGAGGGCTCTTGACTACTACAATTCACAACATTGCGATGCTGATGATGTAAAAGAGTTTATCCACCCCGCCCAAAAAGCTAGACATTTTGAGAATGTTAAAGCACCTGAACTAACTCTTCATGCAGAACTGAACCACGTTGTAAAACAACAGAACTTTGCATATACATCAGGTTACAATATTGACGCTAGACCTTACCTTGATTGGTATTACTCTTTAGATGAAGGCGAAGAAAGAGAAAAAAGACATTTAGAAATCTTTACTGCTGGAAACTTCTGGGAATGGGATAAAGAACCTTGTATGATGACAATTGATATGAACGACTCAGGTTCAAATAAGCACTCGTCGCCCGTTAGAAAGTTTTTCACTTGGTGCCATGTCGATTATCTTAACAGAGATAACTGGTGTAGAAAAGACGACTACAACTGGTGGATGATGCAACCTCGTATTATTTCCATTCATTACGACCAGAGATTTGAACAGGACTGGAAAAAGGTCTATGGAGAATACGGACCTAATCTACTACACCCATCTGGCGACCCTGAGAAACATATTTATTTCCGTCAAGACTATGACTCTGGAAATGGTTACAGAGTTATGAACTTTGAAAGTCATAAGAGTGTTCATGATATCTTCAAACTTGGGTTTTCTTGGAATGAGTTCGGAAAAGAATGGGACAAGGTTATGGACATAACTCGCGGAACTGCATATCCAGGCGTTATTTGCACTTACACAGAAGAGACAGGAGAAAGAGCTGAAATAGCATCTCGTTTTGTTGACGCGGGTGAGGATGACCATACTACTGTAGTTGAAGCTTGGGAAGGACAAGAAGAATACAATCTTGGAATAAGTAACTACCAAGACAGTCAAAAAGAGTTCAAGGAACCAGGCAGTCAAAACAAACCACACATACCTTTTGTTAAACATAATATTTGAGAATAATAGAAGTTGAGTTGTCTTCCCATTGCAACGCCCGTTGCAGTGGTTGTAAGAGAACAATGTTAGATAATGAAAAGGTCTTTTACGAAAAGACGAATATCACTTTGGAGAACTGTGAAGAATGGTTCTCCGATGTTGACCTCACAGACACCAAAATAAAAGCTTGTGGAGTTTTAGGCGACCCTATCGCTAACCCAGAACTCTACGAAATACTTTGGTTCTTCCTATTCGAAAAAAAGATAAGAGACTTGGAGATATCCACAAACGGAGGTTTGAGGACAACCAAGTGGTGGGCAGAAATGGGTTTGATGTCAAAAATGTCAGAAGGGAGAATGAATGTCCATTGGAGCATTGATGGAGCGACTAGGAATGACTATAGAGAAGGCGTATCATTGGATAAGGTCTTGGGAAATGTCAAGTCCTACACCGACAACGGAGGTAAAGGAATATGGCAATTCATCAAGTTCGATTACAATAGACATGAAGTCGATGAAGCAAGAACTCTCGCCAGAAAAGCGGGACTATCTTTCGCAACACGAGAAAGCTGGAGGAACAATGCTGATCATGTTAAGTTCGGGTCAGAAACAGCAAAGTCCATCGACACAGAAAAGTATGAAGATGTACAGAGCAGGGCGTATAGAGGTAACTACGACAAGCCCGATATCCGATGTAGACACAAAGAGAAAGACGAAATCTTCATAACTGCAACTGGGAAAGTTTTTCCTTGTTGTCATATCCACGATGAGTCAGTCGGCTCCTACACTAAACATTATATTGAAAAACTGAATGTAGACTTTTCCTTGAAAAACAGAGGTCTACTTGACATACTCTCTGACCCGTGGTATACTGAGACTTTAGAAAAATCTTGGAATAAGAACCATCCATTACACCTACCCAGATGTTACCTAACCTGTGGTGACAACGGAAAAAGGGAGGTAAGAAAGATTATAGAATGATAGAAACTGTGAACATGACTAGAGTCGGAGACCGATGGGTCAAGACTGTAAAATACGATGACGACTTTCGTTTCGACCCCATTTCGTATATGAGCTTTCGTAAAATATACGGGCAAGAATATCTTCCTACATTGCATGATTATACATGGAATCATAATGGAGAATGGACAGATAACTATCTGACCTTAGAATACGACCATATTGGAGGAGAACAGTTCCCGCCTGTACTCATTGACGAAAAGAACTCTCGCCTTATCAACAAGACCATAAAACTGATTTCGTTGAAAGTCATCCCAGACTGTATTGAGTTTAGTGAAGGAAAAGAAAAGGTATTCATGCATACTGACCTCAAGATGGACAACATTCGTATCTGGAATGGAAAACCATATCTGATAGACATAGACTCAATGGGTTGGATACCTAGAAACTCCTTAGAAAACATTTATACAGAATATGAAGTGTAGTGCACCTTGGACCCATATGGTTCAAAATCCCAATGGAGAGTTTCGTCCTTGTTGTATGTTCAAGTATCCTCTGGAAGGAAAATATAAAAACATAGAAGAAGCTTTTCTTTCTGATGAAATGAATCTCATTCGTTCAGACATGGAGAAAGGATATGAAGTTGAAGGTTGTGAGAAATGCAAACTAGACGAAAAACATTCTGCTAAAAATAGTCTATACAAAAAGAATGTCGTATCCTATCGGCAACAGTTTTCTGGTTGGTATCCAGACGCCCCTCTTGGTCTCCGTTACTTAGAAATTTCAACGAGTAACAGATGCAACATGAAATGTGTTACCTGCAACGATAGGTTCTCAAACCAGTTTGGTGACACGATAGACAACGAACTACCCAACCCAGCCCTCTATGAAAATCTTGACAGACTGAAACTTCTTGGAGGTGAACCATTCCTCGACAAGAGAAACATAGCGATAATGGAGTCAGTACCCAGACACAATATCGAACTCTGGTTGGTGACAAATGGTTCTATCTGGCCTAACGACTATGTTCGTAAACTTCTCAATGAGTTTAAGAATCTGGTTATCTCTGTCAGTATTGATGGATATGGAGAACTTGCTGAATACATAAGAGAAGGAACCAAGTGGAGTCGTATCGAAAGAAACATGAATCGTTTCCGTTACGAGTTCGATGCTAAACCGCACTTCGTCTTTCATACCATTAACGCTCCCTTCTTTGAACAGACGATAGAACAGTTTGATTTTAATTCTGAGCATTGGTCAACTGACTATCTACTTGGTCCCAAATGGTTAAACCTTCAATACTTACCTGTGGATGTCAAACAATATATAATATCGCAGAATCCATTGATGGAAGATGCCCTTTCTAAATACTGCATGGAAGACAAGTTCAGAGGCGACCTCTTTGAGCGACTAATGAGTAACTTAACTGGGTATCCCCCCTTACTTGATGATTATGTGGAACTCCTCTATGGTAGAGTGGCTTGATATTGAAGTCACATCATATTGCGGACTTAAATGTCCAGGCTGTCTGAGACAGCAAGGTGAATGGATAAAACCTCACCTGAACAAAGAAAAGCTAGACCTTGACCTTCTCAAAAAGCGTATAACACGAGAAGCACTCCCTAATCTAAAAATTATTAATTTTTGTGGATCGATAGACGAACCTATCGCACATCCGCAAATATTTGAAATCGCTGAATGGGCGACTGACTTGGGGTGCCATCTAAACATAGCAACAAGTGGTTCCGTAAGGATGCCACCATTTTGGAGGAAACTTGGTTCACTTCTCTCTACTAAGCCTCATCATATACACTTTGGCATTGATGGTGTGGGCTCAACCAGTGAACAATATCGAATCGGAAGCGACTGGGAACTTGTTAGAAACAACTCCCGAGCCTTCATCTATGCGGGAGGTAAGGCCGTATGGCAGTACATCGCATTCGACTTCAACGAGCATCAAATTGAGGCCGCTAAAAGGGAGAGTATTAGTTCGGGGTTTGCGGGATTTCGCCTCATCTGGTCGCATCGTGATAGAAGTGGGGAGGTGCGCAAGGGAGGTTCAGACGAACCCAAACATAGTGATATGTCAGGACTACCCTTTGAATCCAACAACTCCCTATCACCAAATGCCGTATCCTGCCGATACCTTCAGTCCAAACGACTTTTCCTTAACCATAGAGGATATCTCATCCCCTGCTGTCACCTCAATTCTGACACACTCAAACTTATTTACGGGCGAGAGGGTAACGACAATTCCTACAGACTTTTCTGGGAAACTGAGGGAAAAGATTCTATTAACATACACAAAAGAGAAATAAAAAATATACTTGACTCTGACTATTATCATGGTATAATAGAGTCTTGGAATGATAACCCTTTTGACAGATGCGTGAAGACTTGCGCCCAAGGGAACCACGATGAGTTTGAAGACACACCTTTGTTATGACTATATCCGAATGAATACATACGAACAAGAATGGTACGATAACTACTACCTTCGTATCCCAAAAAGAGTTATTAGATACAAAGAAGAATACGCCAAGTCTTTGTACCAACATCCCCCAGACGAAATACTGAGACAGATAAAACTTCCCCCCTACAACAACTGGGATGAAGCCTGTGAAGAAATCGATGTAGAAACTATCGGAGTCTGGGCATCTGGAGGTGCTGACTCGACTATTCTTCTGTACAACCTAGCTCGTACTGTTATTGACAAAGGTCATCCTTACAAGATACAACCGATGTCAGTACGGAGAAGTCCTCGTAACTGGAACTGGATGTATGCGGCAAATGTCATTGAGGAAATTGAGAACAGACTGAACTACCAGTTTGAACCTCATGAAACATACTGGCCAGCGATAGAAGACGAGCATCAAACCAACATCCAAGAATTCTTAGACAAAGACCATGAGAACTTTTCTAAGAATAAGATACAAGTTTTGTTCTCTGGTATCACTGCCGCTCCGCCTCTATCTGAGATGGAGAAGAAACCTGAATGGCTCGCACAACATACTGAGCCAACTAGGGATGAAAATGCTGAGAGACCAACTAAAATGTGTACCCCGATGAGGACATACATCAATCCTTATTTTGGTGGCGATAAAAGCTTTATCGCTAAGATGTACAAAGACCTTGGATGCATGGACTTGTTTCGCATGACTCGTTCTTGCGAAGGACATATTGATGATACTGATAACTACACCAAAGGTTGTGAAAAATGTTGGTGGTGTTGGGAAAGAGAGTGGGCTTTCGGTGAATATTGATAAAGACCCAGTAACTCCAAGTCCTACCTTCTGTGCATTGCCATGGATGCACGTTTCTACGCGTCCAAACGGACACATGAGAACTTGTTGTACGGCAAATGCATCTGGAGTTCAGGACAAAGACTCAACTAAGAAGACAGTCTCGGAAGCGGGAGTCATGAGAAAGGAAGATGGGAAACCAGCTAACCTTGCTCATACTCCTATGCTTGAAGCTTGGAACGCCTCGTACATGAAGAATGTCCGAAAACAAATGATGGCGGGTGAGAAACCAGATTCTTGTATCAAGTGCTACAAAGAAGAGGACGCAGGTCATCGTTCCAAACGACAATGGGAAACTGCGAAGTGGGTTGATGAAATAGGTCTTGACGAAATACTGATAAACTACGACTATCAGACTGGGGAAGTACCACCACGGGTGAGGTATGTTGACCTTCGTTTAGGTTCTAAATGCCAACTTGCCTGTGTGATGTGTTCTCCTCACGACTCTTCGTCTTGGGTTAAAGAATACAGAGACATTTATCCCAGACTAAATAATTCCAGACTGCAGTCCTCTATGGAATGGGAGAAGGACTCAGGTAAACTAGCGTGGTCTGGGGGCTCCTACGCATGGCATAAAAAGAACCCCTTATTCTTTGACGAACTACGAACTCAGTATCCATACCTAAAACAACTTTACTGGGCTGGTGGTGAATCTCTAATAATGAAGGAACATTATGATGTCTTGGCTGAAATCATCGAGTCGGGATATGCGTCACAAATCGAACTTAGATACAATAGCAATGGACTTGACTGGGAACCTCACCTATTCGAGCTCTGGTCAAAGTTCAAGCAGGTTATATTTCATTTCTCCATCGACTCCTATGGAGACATTAATCATTTTATCCGCTGGCCATCTCCGTGGAGAAAGGTCCAACGCCAACTTAGGGAGTTGGATAATTACCCTCATGGTAACCTTCGGCTTACTACTGCTTGCTGCATTACTCTATTAAATCTCTATTACCTTCCAGACTTTATCGGTTGGAAAATAAATCAAGACTGGAAGTTACTGAACAAGTTCCCTGCTGGAGCAGGGATGATAGACCTTCACTTAGCCTACTGGCCACCTCAGTTAAACATCAAAGCTTTACCTAAGTGGTTCAAGATGGAAGTGGAGGAAAAGTTCGAAAACTTCTATCCGTGGTTAGAAGAAAACTGGGATAGAATGGCAGAGGGGAACTGTACCAAAGAAGAATGGTTAGAACTTCCGTATGGAGTTAAAAGACTAAAAGGTCTTGTCTCGTTTATGAATAGTGAAGACTGGAGTGAAAGACTGCCAGAAACGGCAGAATGGTGTTTCGGTGTTTCTGAAAATAGAAACTTGAACTTCATTCAAACTTTTCCAGACCTTGAGTGGCTTGAATGGTACAAATAAAATGCTTCTATGCCAATAGCGGTATCAACTACAAGAACGGAACTGTCTCCGTTTGTCCGCGTCAGTCAGACCAACTGGCTGAAGTCGGTATCCCTTCAAAAATATTCAATAGCCTAGGGTTTAAATGGGTTAGGACCGAGCTTGACGCGGGAAGATGGCCGACTGGTTGTGACCTTTGTGAACATTCAGAAAGTATTGGTCATCCTTCTATGAGGTTCGACCATGTCTTGGCTGGAGAACACGAAAAAGGGTTTTCTCCCTTTGAGAACCTACGGCATGTAGAACTTAGATTTTCCAACGCATGTAATATGTCTTGTCTTCATTGTTCTGATGTTTACTCATCTGGATGGACCAAAAGACTTGAAGGATACGAACCAACTTATGAAGTTCGTGGTCATCAACTGATACAGTTGACAAAACAGATGCATCGAAATGGAGCGTTCGACCAGTACAAGATGCAGATGCCGATGAGCGAAGTTAAGTTGATAGTGGAAGACCTCAACGAGAACTTCCCGAATCTTGAAATGGTTGACTTTGCTGGAGGAGAGGTAACGATACAGAAACAATTCTATCCTTGTCTAGAACTACTGGCGAAACATCCCAACTCTAAAAACATACACTTATCATTTCACACAAATTTCAATACAGACTTCTCAGTATTCGAACTACATAAAAGACTGTTGCCGTTTAAGAAGTCTACAATAACAGTTTCACTTGATGCTGGAAAGAATATCTATGGATACTTTCGTCAAGGAGACTGGGAGAAGATGAAATGGAATATTGACGAAATGAAACAGATGGGTGGGAGAATAGAAATACAACCTACTTGCACGACTTCGATTTATCAGATGATGGACTTCTACAATATCTGGGAGTCCTTTTTAGAATTGGATGTTGATGGATACGATGCATCAATAGTCCAGTCACCCCTTTATCTTGACCCTTCACTCATCATGCATGACTTTCGTGAGGAGATTCAGGAAGAGATAAATAAAACCAAAATGTTAGTTGCAGGAACAGACGCCGAATGGTGGGTCGCTTATATTGAGGACTATGTCAACAAGGCAGATGTTCCCTACAGACATTACAACTCATTTCTTTTATACATAGAAGAGACAGACAAAATATGGAATCAGAACTTCAACGATTACTTCACAAAGGTAAAGATGAAGAAAAGAGAACTGTACTGGAGATAATTGACTATCGGCGAAACGAGGCTCTTCTCTCAAAAATGCGAGAAGAACAAGCGACAGTCAACAAGATTCAGAGAGCGACAAAGTATTCAGAAGTTGGAAGATGGATTGAAAACAACCTCTCAGAAGCATATGTCCAGTCACACGCAGACTCCCTTTCATCTCAACAACACGAATCTAAACTATGGATGGTTGAAGAGATAGCAAATCTCGGTTCTAAGTTTGACTATACAAGACCCTGTCACATTGAGTTAGTTGGTTCTTGGTTTGGTTGGCCGTTGATAGAATATATCGACTACGCCTTTCCAAACATAAAACAGATAGACTGTTACGACAAAGACGAACTCTGCCATCCAGTCATGGCTCAATATAAAAATAAGTTCGAACCTAAATATCCTGTGCATCAATTCGGAGACTGGTTCAGCAGGTCTGATGTCAGAAGACGGCATGTTATTATAAATACCTCTGGTGAACATATGCCACACATATCCCAAAGAAGAAACTTCTTTAAGGGAAACCCTCTTACTATCGTTATGTCAAATGATTATTTTGATGGAAACGGACACACTCATTGTGTTTCAGATATGATGGAACTGATGCGTCAACAAGAACTGGGCAAGACTTATTACACAGGTACTAGGTCTATGCAAACTTATAATAGGTTTATGGTGATTGGGAGGATGCATGCTGAAGGTACTGACTGACCAAGGGATGAAGACTGCTACAGTCAGTCAACTAAAACAGGTAACTAATTTTAAGGGTTGGATTTGTGAACCATCCCAGTATGTCATAGATGTAGAAAAATGGACAGTCAGACAGACAGTCTGCGGAAGTCCTGAAGAACAAAGTATTGATGACTTCACTCCCATCAAAAGTCAAATATGTCCGAATGACAATTGTTTCTGTGGTAATGATATTGAAATGAGAAAAGGAGCAAATGAAGACCTACTCAAACTCATCAAACACGCACCTGCCAAAATAGAACCATACAAACAGGGACAGAAGATACGAGCCATTGACAACGAGAACAAAGTCAATGTTAACTTCTACACAGAAAAGAAATGTAACTTTGAATGTTCATACTGTGAACCTGAAAACCATTCCTCGACAGAGTCAATAGATATAGAAAAATATAAACAAGCTTGGAGGACAGTAAACCCCCGAAATGTGCGCACCATAAATATAAGTGGTGGAGAACCAACATTAAACAAAAACTACATTGACTTTGTCAAGTGGTTGAAAGGGAATAATCCTTATTCACAAATTTCTACGAGCACTAATGGAACCAAGTCGGCTGAGTATCTCAATCATCTCAATGTTTATAGTCACCTCGCTATTTCTATTCACTTTGAATTTGTTCGGGATACTTACATACAAAAACTTAAACGATTCCTTGACGCCAGAGGAAGTGGTAAAGGCAAAAAGACAGTTCGACTCAAATGCATGTTACACCCAGAAAAAGTGCCTCAAGTTAAACAGTTTATAAAACAGTTTAGAAATTACATCGACATAGACCTGACTGTTACTCCTTTGTGGACGCCAGGCACTAAAGAAATCATGGACTACCCAAAAGACATATGGAGTATCGTAACATAAAGCAGGTTCACTTCGAACCAACTCAAGGTTGTAATGCATCCTGTCCAATGTGTGACAGGAACGAAAATGGAGGTAAAGTTAACCATCATTTGTCTAATGCAACGTGGAGCTTTCGAGAGTTCACCAACTCTATCGATTTTGAATTCATAAAAAGATTAGATTTCTTCTACTCCTGTGGTAACCACGGAGACCCTATCTTCTGTGATGACCTTCTTCATATCTACGAATGGATGAAGGACAAGAATCCTCGACTTAGAATAATGACCACAACAAACGGAGGTGCTAGAGACCAGAAATGGTGGGAAGAACTTGCCCAGTTTAGTGAGGTAAACTTTTCCGTTGATGGACTAGAGGATACCAACCATCTCTATCGTCAAGGTGTCAAATGGGAAAAGGTCGAGGACAATATCGTTTCTTTCTGTGATGCAGGCGGACTGGCAAAGTGGACCTTCCTTGTCTTCAAACATAACGAACATCAAGTTGACATTGCACGAGGATGGGCACGAGCTTTAGGAGTAAAAGAGTTCATCGTAAAGAAAAGTGGACGATACATAAATACTGCTTCCCTTGAAACCAAGACAGGACATCAAGCAATAAATAAGAAAGGGGAGAGAAAGCAGTATCTTGAACAGCCCACTCATCCTAAGTATCAGAACAAAGAGTTACCCAAGTTCAAGGAATTAGAGGAGAAACATGGAACTTTTAAGAACTACTTGGAGAAATGTAGTATAAAATGTAAAGCGGAAGATAAGTCAGAAATCTATATATCATCAGAGGGGAATGTATTCCCTTGTTGCTGGTTGGCTGGACAACCTTACAAATGGTGGCGTAAGGAAAAAGAAGGCGATGTTCATAACATGATTGGTGACTATGATAAGATAAATGTAAAGAAGGTTCGGAGTATTCAAGAGATAGTTGAAGGCGACTTCTTTACTAAAGTGAGAGATTCTTGGTCTAGAGTAGATAGACTAGAAACTTGCGCATTAAAATGCAATGATGGATATGACCCTTTTACCGCACAATGGCAATAAAATTTTCACAAACTGACTTTACAAAAATTCCTTGGGAAGACATCGAGATGGTGGGGCAATGGACAATGCTTCATCGAGACCTCTTCAACGTATCTTGGCTGCTGGGCCGATACTGTAACTATTCGTGTTCGTATTGTTGGCCTTACGCATCAACCAAAAAGAAAGATTGGAGAAGTGAAGATGTCGTTTTACTTACGCTGGAAGAGATTAAAAAACAAGCAAGAGAGAGGGGATTCAACTCGTTTCACTTTTCTTTTTCGGGGGGAGAACCTAGCGTTGTTCCTACCCTTGTTCCTTTACTTGACAGTTTGCGGGAAGATATTATGTCATGCAATTGGACATCCACTCACTTGACTTCGAATATATCTCGTAAGTTGAAATGGTGGGAGGAATACACAAACCTAACAAGAGACTTTCATAGAGTCTCTATTACAGCTTCCTATCATAAGGAGCACGTAAATGACAATACTAAACGAATGGAGTTTGCTGATAAGTTGGATTATCTCCAGACTCAAGATGTACAAGTTACAATTAACCAAGTTATGGTCCCAGAAAGATTTGACGAACTCTGGGAAGACGCTAACTACTTTCATTCTAGGGGCATCAATGTTACGCTCAAGCCTCAGAGCGACCCTACTGCTAGCCACGTTGTTAGTGGTTACACCCCCAGAATGTTTGAGGTTCTTCATAACGGAATGCCTCAACAAGATTTTACAGAACAGAAACGTAAAGTGCGTAGACCTAAATCAAAATTCCAGCATCGGATAGCAGAGAATGGACAACATTATCAAATAGAGATGAAGGATCAAAATGGCAAAACGTGGAGACTCGACCAAGCGGAAAGGTTTAATGCGTTCGGTTTTAACAAGTTTAAAGGGTGGACATGCTCGTCAGGCTATCGGTCCATTATCATACGTGAGCCTGATGGTTCTGTCAAGCGTTCTTATTCTTGTAGTGATGTTCCACTTGGGAGTCTGGAAACAGGTTTTTCCCTCTTTGAACAACCCATGCCATGTGTCACAGACACTTGCGTCTCGAGCGCTGACTCAAAGATACCAAAGCGGAAATCCACATCAACGGAACGGCTATGGTGCACATAAATGCCCTGAAGTGGGGGGAGAAATATAATGCTGAATATGTTAATCGTCTATATAAACTACTAGGAAAACATCTGAACACAGACTTCATACTGAGAGTTTGGACAGATGATACGAAAGGACTAACAAAAGATATCGAGCATCGTGACATACAAGAGTTGAGACCATACGACACGGATAGGGTCTTTACGTATGAAAAACTGATGCTGATTGACAAAGATGAAGCAGAGATAAACGGATGGTTGGATTTAGATATCCACATCAATGAAGACATAACGAAATTGGTATCTCGGCCTCATAAAACTATAACCTTTATCTGGAACTATTGGAACGACTTCGAAACGATGAGTTTGAAACCCTATGGAAGAGGGTCATCGTGTCATGTCAATAGTTCATTTGTTTTTTGGGATAAAGGTTGCGCGACGTGGCTTCGTGAGTATACAGAAAAGAATTGGGAAAAAATAGCTTGGACTTATAAGAGTCTCGACAAGTATCTTTTTTACCAACATGCCCGTAATAATAGATTAAGTTATTGGGGCGAGGGTTTATTCTCTAATTATAATGTAAATGGACAAAGAGGTAAAGTGACCCTATTTAATACCTCTCATCTTTACAACAATAATATTTCTGTAAACAAAAAACACTATGAACTCCACGAAACGGATTTATTCATGGTTGACTGAGCACGATGAACTAACGTTTGTCGCGTGTGAAAACTTCGACTTAATTGACCAGCTTCGTTCGCTGGGCATCGTTGTTCACAATATCAACTATGATATTAAATATAAAGACAGAGATGATGTTATCTGCAAGGACGCTATCTTCGATGAGGTAGAACTTCGTGGTTGTGTCGTGCATTGGAACTGTGAAAAGACCTTCCCTATTGGCCAAGTTCATGACGGAGAATTCATCCTCAGAGGTGATGCTAAAGAACATAACGGCGACTGTAACCCCATACACAACCATGCACAACTGGTAACTCAAAACAAGTTGTACAATTTATACGACAAGTATCACGATGATACGCATACATATATTTATGGTAATAACCTTGGAATAGAAGGAATATGATGGACTTATTTCAAAGTGTTGATTTCATTGGTCACTCAGGAAAACAACTAAACTGGAAAATAGAATGTGACGCTATTAGCGATTCGGAATGGTGGACTCTAGCTAAAATGATTGTAGAATATGAAGACAGGCCGTTTCAAGCCGCGATAGGAATACCTAGAGGAGGAAACAAACTTGAAAGATGGTTGAACGACTATTCAACACAAAATGCAGATGACCCTTATCTCATTTGTGATGATGTTCTTACAACTGGAGGAAGTTTCCACGATTTTGTTGAAGCGAATTTTAAGGACAAGGAATACTTTGGTTGGTGTGTCTTTGCCCGTTCTAAACCACCTCTCTGGGTAAACGCGTTGTTCAGAATGCCATGACCACTGTAGTTATGGTCTGTACTGGAGACAAGTATCCTCTCAAAGCAGTTGCAGACATTGAATATCAGTTACATAACGTTGAGTTCAAATATGACAGAACTCACGTTATCACAAGAGGAGAAGGCTCAGTTTACGATAAACTGAAAATGTTTCAGGAGTGTCGGAGAGAAGACGAAAATTACGTCTACTTCGATTTAGATGTCGTTATCAAAGATGCAATAGATGTAGTCAGAGATGACTTTACTTTGTTGTATGCTTGGTGGAGACAACCCTATCATACTCCACTTAATTCATCAGTCATGGCATGGAAGGGTGACAGAATAGATATATCCTTGGGAATGGATAGGAGCAAATACACAAGAGGTATTGATGAATACATTTATAGGGAAGTAGATTTTAGAATCTATGATAGAATTGCTTGGTCTTGGTTTTGGGATGAGAATATACGCTCATACCCAATATGTTTATTAAATCATGATGTAGAGAAACCAGAATGGACTACAAAATATACGCTGTAAGAATCGGAGAAAAATATGGCATTCACTATGAACGTACTCTTGAAAACAAGTTGGGACCAATCGAATGGATTCGTGAAGAGGACCCTGGCATACATCTTCAGTGGAATAAGCTACGAGCATTTTCCGTATCAGAAGACTGCCCTGTGGTCCTTATTGACATTGACATTGAGTTCCTTAACGATTATTCCAGTCTTTTTTCACAACCTGTTCAACGAGGTGAATTTCTTGTTGCACGAAATTGGTGGTGGCAAGATAACGGCACAGCACGCACTTACAAATTTGCAGGAGGTTTTTATAAATTTTTTCCAGAAGATACGAAATATATTCACGAAACTTTTAGACAAGATTCGGAATTTTGGCAAACCTACTATATCGACCAAGGAATAACTATTGGTCCTGTCAACGGAGAAATGAACTTTGTTGAAGATATGGTAAGGGGAAGGATAGGGACATCTCAGTCTTTGAAGATGAAGTTTGTCCCAGACCATTGGCATACGCAATGGAAGATGGAACGCGACGATACCTATATGTCAAAGATGACAGAAAGATATAAGAATGACTATCTATGGATGGGTGAGTTTCACCCAGACATCAAGATGGTGCATTATCAGCGTGAGCCGCCGCTGCCTTCATCTGGAAGTAAATGGACGACAACTGAAAGAAGTCATCCGTCTTCCTAAGTTCGGACTTCTGTTCCCTGTTTGCATTTCGAACAAAATCTTTTTCGAACATATCAAGTTTCATCTTGAATATGTCCTCTTTCTCGACTCTCTCTTCCAAATATTCTAAGGAGATTGAGTCGACCTTTTCAGTCTTTGTATCGATTGCCTTGTCTGGCAGTTCGCCGTTGTTTTCTTTCCAAACACGAAACTCTTCAAGTTCAGTCATGGACTTTGCTTGAGCGATAGCCCACTCTTCACTTGACGCATCTATCTTTGGAATAAGTATTTCTTCGTTTCCGTTGCCCCACTTAGGGTCGTTGACAAGTTCCAAATAAGAAGGTGAACCCATATCGCATTGCATAACTTCATGAACATATTCTTCATAGTCATTGCATTTGATAATCTCAATAGAACTTGTTCTATCAAGTAGTCGGTCTTCTTCTCTGTTAGAAACCCATAAAACCCATCTGGGACTTGGCCATTTTGTGAAAGTAGTCATGTTAGATTCAGATGATATTGTGTGATAGAGGAGGTCGGTCCTGAAGGAGTCCTCCGTGAATAATAGAGAGGATGACTGTAAGTACGAGACTCAGTATATCCCTCTTGCCGTTTATCAATACAACTCCCACGGGCTAGGCCAGTAGAAGATGCGCTTACTTGATATTGTAGTTGTCCAGAACCAGAACAGTTTCGTCGCAAAATGGGCAAGAGTATGTTCTGGATTAAATTCCCACTTGTCCCTATATCTATTTCGTTGAAACCTTGATTCGCTCCGCTTGTCACCCATCTATACATAGGTTTCGAACTATTGGAATAAGACGAGGCGTCTGTCAAACTTCTTTTTAGATACAACTGATATGAAGTAGAACCTGCGTCATAAGTCGTGTCAGTCATGACAGTTCCTTTGTTCGTCCAAGTTCCTGCACCAAGAAAGAATGGTTCCGCCGCAGCAACATAATATGTTCCTACTCCGTGACCTGTTCTCATATCAGAGATAGTATCAGAAATAATTGTAGAAACAAAGTCTGCTTCTAATGATAAGTATCGGAAATCGTATGCGTTATCGGTGTAATACAGATAAGAATCTGCATCCATCGTTGCGTTGGTAGGATAAGTTACAGAGTCAAAGTTCTGTTGCCATCGTGTGGTTGAAATGACACTTGTTGTTACAGTAGGGTAAGCAGGATAGTCTTCCGCCTCAGAACCACCAGCAGTATTTGTAGCTTCTACAAAGTTTCTTTTCGTGTCAATAACTCCGTCGCCGATAGGACTGAATATATCTGCTTTACCTGTCCCTGTTGCTATCGCACCTACTGAACCAATTCCACTATTCAATGAGTCGCCGTATGCGACTGCTAGGTTATAACGGAGAAGACCCATCTCTGAGTCTGTCATCTCCCTCATACCTTGCTTGCCAGAGGAGTCTGCGTCGCTCTGAAAAGTCAAAGGTCTTTGTATTGCCATTAGAAAACTCTATTATTACTTTGATCAAATACTCCGAAATCTACCCATTCCGCATGTCCATCAGCGTCTTTAGACCTTAGAATTCTATATTGAGCCGCAGTTGCACCAGCTTCGATATGAATATGTCCGTCAAAGTTTGCGTTTGCTGTAACTGAGATATCTCCGTCAACATTCAAGTCAGCGTCAAAGTCTCCGTTGTCCTTTACATTTAGTGTGCCATCAATTACAGTATCGCCGTCTATCTGAGCTGTTCCATCGACATTCAAGTTGTTGTCAATATCAACTGTAGACTGGAAGTTTGCGTGTCCTACTCCTGTTAGAGTAGATGAAAGAACTGTTGCACCTGTTACTGTCAGAGTCGCACCTACTGAGGTCGCTCCTGTGATTCCCATTGTATTTGAGAATAATGAAGCTCCTGTTACATCCATCGTGTTAGCGAAAGTGGAAGCTCCTGTTACATCAAAAGTATTTTGAACTTCTGTCGCACCTACGACTGTCAGAGTATTCGCCATGTTGACGGCGCCTGTGACACCCATCGTATTTCCGAATTGTGCGGTATTCGATACGTTGATATGTCCAGCCCAAGTCAACTGGGAAGAATCGTTATCACCTGTGAGATAGTCGTTCATTGTAACGTTGGCTGTGACATTTGCCGTTCCGTCAACTCTGAGTCTCGCGTCAGGTGAAGTATTCAAGTTATCTGAGTCAGGACCAATACCTACATTTTGGTTCTTGTCAATGGTCAACGCATGAGCTGAAGCCGTGGTAACCACCATCTCGTTATCATCGTGGTTCGCATCTGAAGTTATCGCTGTTCCGTTCGCGGCGTTACCATATACGTTTATCCAAGTATCTCTGTCTATCTGAGTCAGAGAACCAACTGCCTGCCATTCACCATCGTTCAATACAATTTCAAGAATGTTGTAGTCAGTATTAAAACGTAGGGCGCCTGGGTTGTGTCCTGTCGCTGTAGTAGCTGGTCTTTGTGCTACTGTTCCCTGTGGAACTCTGAATGTCGAGTTGGATGTCGCTTCAATGTATCCAGTATTATCTACAAATAATCTCTCTACTCCGTTTGTAACAAATACAATATCGTTTTTCGTATGACCTGCTCCGCCTGTTCCATCGTGAGGGTCAGTTCCTCCAGTAGTTGAAGAGGTGACTCCATTCGGGTCGGTGATGTTTCCATACAAGTTCATGAAAGTATCTTCTTCTGAACCTGTGTCTCCAGAGTCAGAAACACCTCCACCAATGGAAGCCCAAGAAGCGTTGTCATTGAGTAATAACTCCATGACATTTTTATCAGTATTAAAACGAATTGCGCCTGGCCTGTGTCCGTTGTCAAAGTCGGCTGGTCTCTGTGCGTTCGTTCCTCTTGGTAATCTTACTGAGTTATTCGCAGCTGAAAATTCTATCCAACCTGAGTTGTCTACGTAAAATCTCTCTGTCCCTGCGGTCGTGAAAACCATATCATCGTAGGTATGAGTTCCTCCGTGAAGGTCTGGGCCAGGAGTTACGGAAGTGGAGTTGCTTGCATGTCCGTAAACAGAAACGAAAGTATCGTTTCCAGACTTAGAGTCAGCCATGTGACTGATTGAAATCCATTCTAAGTTGTCTGTTCCATCTGGGTCGTACGCAAGTCCTTCAAATGTATTGACATCTTCGTTGTAACGAATCATACCTGTTATCGCTCCGTTTGAAGAAGCGTACGCAGGATATGTTGAAGGGAAGCCTGGCTTTTCAGCGTTTGTTCCTCTTGGTATTACAAGACCTGAGTTCGATGTAAATGCAGCGTATGATGTTCTGTCAATATGTAATCGGGTTGTTCCCTGAGATACAAAGACGATATCGTCTGTAGTATGAGTTGTGTCGGAAACAAGTGCGTATGGGTTTGTCGCGTTTCCATATACGTTAATAAATGTATCAGAAGCAGAGTCGGTATCAACAATACCTCTCAAGTCAGTCCAGACTAAAGTGCTATCTGTTCCTGGCTCTCTTTCTACTACACCTTCGTATGTATTTGTCTGTGTATTGAAACGGATAATACCAGTTTCGTGACCCATTGGAGTTCCATCAGGTCTTTCTAAGTTTGTTCCTTTTGGAACAATAAGAGCAGAACTGTTATCAAACTTCATCCCATCAGAAACGTGCCAATACTGGTCTTGGTTTTCCCAGACCATATAGTGTTCGGTATTGCCTGGAATTGTTATACCAGAGTTGTTGACAGCGCTGTCTGTATGAGGTCCAGAGAATGAAACTTCAGGTTGGTAGTTTCCAACGGAAGCTCCGATACCTGTTCCGTCCAAGTTGGTAAGTTCCATGTATTGAGCGTTAACGGCTGTCTGGACTAAGTAAAGTCCTTCCGCCATACCAACAATGTCGTTCAGGTTGGTAACAAAGATTCTGTCACCTGTGTTCAGTCCGTGAGGTATTGTGGTTGCAATGTCAATGTTCGGACCTCTTTGTGAAACGACTGCTTTATGTCGTAGTCCGTTGACAAGACCAACGTTTATTTTCTTGTCCTCAACTGAAAGAGAAGTGGTATCAATGGAAGTCATTGAACCAAGGAATGTCAGGTTACCCGCAAAAGTGGCGTCCTGTTCAAACATTACATTTGACTTAAAGACCGCATTAACTACAAGGTTCGCTTGCAATGCGTTCAACATATAAACTGGTTCTACATCTCCAGTATTTCCAACGAACATATAAATGGTGTCTTCGTCCGTGCCTGGACCAAGTTCCGCCATAACTTTCGTGTCTAAGTCTCTGTCTCCAATTTGACCACCACCTAAACCTAACCATTGGTTAACAAGTTCTGAGTAGTAAGTCAACTGTCCAGTAGTATCATCCCATCTCATCATCCCTGATTCAGGATATTGAGGTCTTTCGCCAGTTGTTCCCCTTGGAATCAAAATAGCGTCAGTTGTTCGTATTGTTCCACCCTTGAGTTGAGCTGGGTCGGTGACTGGGTCGGCATTTACATACCATCCACCAGTTACGATATGAATATTGGATGTCCACTGGTAGGAGTTTCCGTAGACGATGTTTGCGTTGTTTCCGTTGAAGAGTTCAGCGTTTATTGTGTTTGATGCAAAAGACCCAGTTGTATCTCGAATAACAATAGAACCACTCAATTCACTGTAGTCATTTCCAGAACTGTTTGCACTTGCGGCATTGTTCACCCTCGCCAACACTTGGTTGGTGAGGACTCTCCAGTCATCAAAAGTGTGAGTCAGTTCGATATAAGTTATCGGTTGAAGTGGACTATCTCCTGCCATCTATTTCCTTTACCATGTTGCTGAACTTAAAGTGATACGTTTCCAACATCCGTCTGCCCCATCAAAATCCCTGACACAAATATACATAAAACTATCAGTATAAGCGAGCATTCCCGCTGTATCTCCTGCCTGACCAAATGAAGTTGTTGGTTCAGACACCCAAGTATTCATCTTTTGGGCAAGGAGTCCAGTAAGGTCAGGTAAGTTTGTCAGAGAGTCGTAATCTCCGTCAAAAGCGTCGTTAATACCATAACCTGCAAGATTGGTAGGTTTATCCGTCAAATCGTTGAACGATGTTGTAGCACTGCCCGACATCGCGTCTGTTATTCCGTAACCTGCCAAGGTTGTCGGTTTATCAACCATATCATCGAAACTTCCAGTTCCCGCAATAGCGTGTAGGGTTGGAAGGTCTGTCAATGCGGTATACGACCCACTCGTTGCAATTGGTTTTAGGTCTGGTTTATTGAGTAGGTCTGAGTATTCACCTGTGTTACCAACTTGGGAAATGGTTGGGAGATCAGTAAGTGACAGGTAACTTTCGTCAAATGGAGCTTCAGGCTCCCACATACTCGTGCTCTGATTGTATCTCAGAACATCATCGTCTTGTAGAGAGGTCAAGTCTGTGTCGGTCATGACCTCAATGCTTTGGTTTGGTATGTTCGCTGGCTCGTAGTTGTTCGCTGTGCCGTTGAAGATGAGTATTTGTTCATCCAAGGCTTGAGTGTTTGCGAACAGGTCCAACATATCCAGAGAGACAGTATCGGCAGGTGAAGCTTTCCAACCTGTGCCTCCGTCCCATCTGAGATACATACCAGTTGCGAGAATAACGTTGTCTGTTACGACATCCGTCAACTCATTAATAGAATGCGTGGACAAGTCAACAGGCGTCTCTGCTCGACTAACCCATTGAGTTCCATCCCACGAAAGTAAATGTCCTGATTGAAGGGCATTAGTTGTAGTATGGTTAACGTTCAATAAGTCGTTTAGGTCTCTAGGAATACTAGCATCTTCGGGAACCCAATCTACGCCGTTGAAGACAAGGTGATTTCCTACTGTGGCTGAGGCAACATCCACGTCTTGGAAAACTGAGAAGGAGAGGCTTGCGAAATCAGCGATGGCATCGTTCGCTGGGGTAAAATTCGTGCCGTCCCATTTGAGGACTTGTCCAGTTTGAGGTGCGATAGTAGATATATCTACATCGCCTATATCGTCAATGGTTCCAATATCGGCTGGCGTATGAGCCACCCACATTGTCCCATCGTATTTTAAAATGTCTCCTGTTGCTGGAGGAGTAGTAACTAAGTCTACATCGTTCATTATTGTAAGAACGACTGTATCTAATATTGCTAAGTATGAATCGTCTGCGACTGGTTTCCATTGAAGGGCTGCTTGATCCCATTTCAATACTTGTCCGTCTGTAGGAGCTAATGTTTCTACATCGACATCCGAAAGTCTAGACAGACCGAAAGAACCAATCTCTGTCAGAGAGTCATCGTGTGGTTCCCATTTATTTGTGTTCGTATTGAACTTGAGAACCTGCATATGTTGTGGTGCATATAGAGGGTCATCTATTGCAACATCTGTAAGTTTCCCCAGACTTTCTGAAACAATATCAGAAGCGGCGACCCACTCTGCTCCTGTCCATTTTAGATAGGAGTTAGCAGTAGGACTGACAATATCAACATCTTGAAGTTCCGTGAGGGCTTTCTGTGTGATATCGTTTATGTCGTTTCCAATTTCCCACTTACTTGTTGTAGTGGAATACTTCAGTATTTGTCCGTCTAAAGGAGTTGCACTCGTAACATCACTTAGTTCGTTTAAGAAGTTTGCGGTTAAGTTCGCTGTCGTAGCGACGATATTATTCGGTGACCATCTGGAAGCAACATCATCCCAAACCAAAGCCTGTCCTGCTGAAGGAGCTTGTCCGTCCTTGGTTGAAACATCACCCAGTCTATCAATACTGGAAATGAGGTCATGGAGAGGAATGTTGAATGGGTCAAGTCCGTTTGCTCTCTCGACCAGAATGGTATTTGCGTAAACACTTGTCTGTGAACCAAGGTGAGCATCCTTGATAGAAGTATTCGCAACTGAATCTTGTGCAGTTACTATCCATCTTCCAACTCCGCCTGGACCAATATCCCATTTTAGAATGGCGTCTTGATATGCTCCAGTAGTATCGACATCAGACATTGCGTTGACTGAGTCGAAAAGAGACTCTACGTTTACAGAATAAAGTGTTGTATCTTGTCTTGTGAAAATGATATCATGAGCTACTAAAGTAGCGTTCGCAGTTGAAGTATTCGCTACTGTATTAGGAACCCAAGTTGAGTTCGCTGTATCCCAGTGAAGAACATCACCATCGTTTGGTGTTCGGTTAACAGAGTCAAAGTCACTCGCCATATCCAGAGACAAAGTTTCTTCTCTCCAGTATGTTCCATCGTGTCTTATGAACATTCCTGAAACAACGTTCGCCGCATCTATCGCGACATCAGCGAGAATATCCATCGAGGCTGACCCCAAAGGATTGACAGGAAGGTTAACCCAAGATGAGCCGTTCCAAGTTAGAACCTCATTGTCTGCTGGGTTTGTAAGTATTGTATCAGTAGCGGCGTCGATACTGGATGCTACGTTTGTCCATCCATCGTTGAGTTTGTACGCCTGAACTTCTTCACTTTCAATATTGTATCTTACCTGTCCCTCTAGTCCGACTGTGATTGTGTTGTTCCCAGTAGACAACATGACAGGGTTTTTGAATTCGGTATTTTGGTAAACGACCAGTTGGTCCATTATGTTTACCTGAGAATATGCATTGAATACACCCATCTGGTTTGTGTCCAGTCTCAAGTGTATCATGGAAGAGTTGATAGTGGCTCTCTCAGAACCAGTCGTTCCCCCGCCTGCATAGAACTTAATTGTTTCGTCATCAATAAGTTCGTCTTCTCCGTCTAGTTTTATTTTCGTTGAGAAGTCATCATCAGATATCATGTTGATTTTACCTGAAATCTCTCCTTGTAGAAAGATATTATTGACAACTAAGTCTCCAGCAGAGAACTCTCCATTCGGTCCTCTCATAACAATTGTGGAAGGGTCCCAGTCAGGATAAAGTTCTGTATTGCTCGACTCTGATGAATAACTGAGATTTATCAGATTCGCAACTTTGTTGAACTCTGTTCTGAAAGTGTCTAGAGTATCAGCCGTTTGAATCTCTAGTAAGTCTACGAAACTTCCTGTGTTATTTGCTGCGGTGTTTGACATTATAAGTTCCTATTAAATGCGAAGATGCGCATATTCTTTACTTCTGGTGTTCGACTTGTGTCTTCTGATGTAAAGACAACTTTTATCTGGAAAGTTGAAAACTCTTTGAAGACTCGTTCTGTCTGGTCTCTCAGTAAGAAGTCTGTAGATGTCTCAAAACAGAACTCTGTGAATGCGTCTGAGTAAACTGTGTTTGAGTCACCCATCATTGGTATTTCTTGATACCAAGCATCATATATCCTACTGTTATCAAAACCAGAAACAGCCCTCAAATAAACTTTTATATCTGAACCGCCTGGCCTCTTACCTTCCATTATAACTTTGAGAGCATTTGCTGTATCACCAATCTCAAAGACTTTACTTATATATCTACTACCTACAAGACCAAGGTAAGGGTCTGTTTCTGATTTAACTCTTAGAACTGCGTTTGTTGTTGGTGCAGCTTCTCCAGCTTTATTCGTTACTGTAACAGAAACGTTTCCTGTATAACCAGAACCGCCGTTAACAACATTGACGGACATTATTCTTCCACCCGCTCCCATGTTTAGGGTAGCCGTGCCTATCTCATCTCCGTTTGCATATCTGTCTCCGCCAGATATTACGATAGTAGCTTCTGTGTTTCCATTTACAGTAGTGTCAAAGTGATAACCTAAGCCTGGGTTTTCTATGATAAACTTGTCTGCTGAAAGTTCAGCGTTATCAATAATGTTTTCCCAAGTTACTAACTTCATTTGCTCAAAGTCAAAGATAGGTGACAAGTCTTCGTCCGTTGAATACATAACTGCATTGAGGACGAAAGAGTTAGCTGAAGTTGATATCACTCTTTGTTGGTTTATTTTTGATATGTTATTGAACCAATAGTTTTCGTTAGGACCGAAGGAGCGATAGTCTAAGTCATCGCCCAAAGTTTCGGATGAACCTTTCCATTGGTAGTCAATGTAAGCAACGTTTCCATACGAGACATCACCAACGTGTAGGTGAAATCCGTCCATCTTGACATTGGAACTTGGAGGAGCGTCCATAACAAATCTTGCGTATGAACTTCCTGTGTAAAAGTCCGCTCTGTATGTCTGCATGGTAAGCATGTTGAACTTGTCTTGCATCCATCCTCCGTTGTTATTTCTACGGAACATGCGAGGTAGTTCTTTGTATGGTCTAATACGATGAGTGAGGTTTGTTAATGTCTCACCTATTCGTCCAACGTGCAATTTATATTCTGGGTTATCTGTATCAATGACCAACGCGTATTCTTTGCCTGGGTAGAGATAAACTGGGGCTCGGAACCATACTTTCGTTCCGTTTCCGTCACCATCGTTTGTTGTTTGACTGTCAGGCTCTAAGTTGTTTTGGACTGTGGTTCTTATCTCTGTAGCTTGGACTATTTTTTCTGAGAATGGTAATATCTCAGAAGGAGATGGATAACCATCAACCATTGGTCTTACGCTAAACTTCAAAGGAGAACCAGTATTAGCCAAAGAGTCTGTGTTCGCAACGTAGATAGCAAACCCTGTCATGTGATATCCCTTTGGATATTCGGCTGGGTCGACATACAAACATTGTGCGAACTCTCTTGTGAAATCAGTAGTATACTTTTCTCTGTCAAACTCTGAATAGTAAACTGTGTCATCTCTATTGTCAGACCTTCTTAGTTCATTCTGTCTGGTCTGTCTTGCTTGTGGATAACTTGGTCTTGAACGATAAACAAATTCTGCGAAGGTTGACTCAGCTACGTTTCCAGATTCGTAAAAGTTTTTGTCTGTTATCTGAACGAGTTTGTCTGTCGCAGTAAAACGGCCTGGCGGTAGTTTTAGAAGTCCCGCAACGATACCATACTGATTTACTTCAAACTGTGATGCGGCAGTTTCTACGTTAAATAGATTTCCTCTACCCGCTGATGTCTGTCCGTCAACTGTATCTTCTGCGTCAACATCAAAGTCGGCTGTGGATGTTCGTATCACCAAAACTGTTGTTCTGTCTGTAGTTGGTTTGAAAAGGTGAACGACTGTCGCTTCTGCTGTTCCAACGTTTGTAACCTGACTAACTGTCTCACCAACCTCAAAGGTTGCACCTGTGATATTGACATCTTCAAATACCAGTCCTTGTGGGAGTGATACGAATCGATGGTCAACTCTTTCTCCGTCAACATACATGAAAACATTTGTGTATGGTTTCAGACCTTCTGAGTTGAAGAAGATGTCTTGAGACTTCATGTAAGGAACGACTGAAGCATCTCTTGTGATGTTGTCGTTCAAAGGTTCGTTGAATTGTATTGGTAGAGGTGCGAAAGGAACTCTGTCAGCGAACGACTGAAATTGTCGTGTCGACAAGTTTTTAAATGCGTCTTTCCTAGAATGTTGACCCCACCAGTATGTCTGCCAGAAGTTGAATGAAGTATCTAAGTAGTTTACTACTCCAACCTCAAACATATCATTCTCACCAACTTCGTTTACCGCTACTGTAGGTTTAACATTATCATCGAACCAAGGGTCCATACTTGGAGTCATCTTCATCTGACCTTGGAACTTTGACCTACCGAATGGGTTTATCGCTGTGGTATTTGAGTAATATGGTTGGTTGATAGCATCGACATGAGTATGTTCCATAACGATAATCTTATCATCGTAGGATGTCACGTTTCTTGATGCGTTTTGGGCAAAGGCCATATCCCAAGTTTGTACATTCTTCATGGAGTGAAGGACTCTGTCCTTCGTGTCTATCGCCATTGAAAACTCTGGAGTACCGATGTCAGCTTTACCGAAACCTTCAAAAGATTCGACATAAGCTTTTACCAGTCCTTGAGGTTGCCCGTATGTATCTCCCTCAGAAAAGTTTGAGAAGAGATTGTAATTTATGTTGTAATCTGCGAACTTTGGTTTGACCTTAATCTCTCTGAGAGACCTTGCGTAAGGATAGACGAGAATGTCAAACAGTTCTAGTTCGTCTTTCTTTACCATTGGTGCTTCTGGTTCTGAGTCTTCTTTACCTCTGATAAGTTCTATTTCATTTTCCGCGTCTATCATAATGGTATCGATTCTCTTGGTAAAATAACCTAAAGATACCGATACTCCGTCATTCATCGTAGGTAAGAAAAGAAGAGAGTCCCAGACATCTCCAACTGAGCTTGGGTCATCGACATTCGTATTTGCGTAATACGTAGAAGTATAGTTGTAGTCTTGTATCGCAGGTCTGAAGTCTATCGCGTTAGCGAGGGGAATTTTTCTTCCAGCACTCGTTGTGTAGACAGGAATATCTTCGGGTTCAAAAACATTAGGATAGGAATCAGTAGAAAAATAAGCAGCACTTCCAATGGTGTCATGCTCAAAAAAGTCAAAAACGATTCCAATTTGTCCAGTAGGTGGTGAACCCACGAGCCTAACTCCTCCGTGGTCGTAGAAGTCATCTCGTTGTCCTGTGTCAAGTTCGTAATTTTCTGTGACATAAACAGTATTTGCCCCAGACAACGTTCCCCCCTGAGCAGCGGTTTGGAGGTCGGTAGAAGACAGAATGTTCTTATTTCCATTTACGTCTACCTGTGAATCAATAACTGCTCTGATTCTGTAAACATCTGTCTTTTGAACACTGTCAAGGCTTCCTAGTGTAGTGTTAGGTTCTTCAACAATGAATCCTGTTTGGTTTATTAAAGTCTTTGTCTTAAATGTCATATTCGCGGCCTCAACTGTCGCTACGACATAAGCTTGTGTCGCCGCACCTCTATCGGAAATGAAAAAGGTAGCTGAGGTTGCTTTTCCTGCACCTCCGCCAGCACCGCCACCTCCAAGTGAAACAGTATCTAACTGTCCTGAGATGGCTAGGGAGTTCCCTACTGGCGTGTTAATATTGTCCGATGTAGCGGCGACGAACACTTGAAAACTTGATCTAGCGTCGTTCGCGGACATCGTTCCGTCAAAAAATGGGAAGGTAAACTGAATACCTGAATCTACAGTCATTGAACCTGCAGTACCAGCCTGAGGAACAATCGTAACTAACTCTCTACGTCTAGACTTGTAACTGGTCTTCACAGTACCGCCCGCAGTCCGTAAGGACTTCAGTTGATAAGGTGTTTCATAGAGGAACTGAGGAGTTTGGCTTTGTTTAAATAATACGCTGTCACGATAAGTATTTCCAAGTATTGTATTACTTACCTTCCCATATACGTTACTAACTTGGTACTTCGTTGAAATACTCAAGGTAGAGTTATTCTGTGCACAAATAGACTTGACATCCTTTGTTTGAAACAGGAGTCGATACCCATCGTTGTTAGCAGGCATGTTAGGTAGAGGGTCAACGATGAGCGAGCTATTCGCAAAATAGTCTTTAATTCTTGTTTGAAATCCTTCAAGTCTTCCACTTGTAAACTCAATCGTGACTCCGTTGTAGGCATCGTCTAACTGTGCCGTTGGTCCGTTGAGTGTAAGGAAAGTATCGTTAGCATTGACACCTGTTGTGTCTCCTGCTACACCGATAGTATTTGCTACTGTTCTTGGTTCTATATTCCAAAGTGCAATACCATATCCGTTCTTTCCTTGGTCTACGTTATCGACAAAAAGTGGCATGAAGTCTCTCACCCTTGCAGTCGCAACAACTGTTGACATAATCTGCGTGAGAGTTGAGGTATTGGCGTATGGAGAACTGTGGAGGTGGACTACCTCACCAAGGTTTTCAAGGTCGAACGCGCCTGGTCCTTGGAGGAATGTGGGGTGCCCGTCTTGTTCTCCAGAGACTACGAAATAGTTTTGTAGTCCCACCCCTACCGATACGTTGTTGATGTATTGGGTATCGCGCGGTTTACGAATAGTGATGTCTTGGGAGGTCTGGTATGTCTTGACCTCTTCACCATTCATAGTTACGCCACCCTCAACTCGTACAGTAAAGGTATTAGCATTGATAATCTTTTGGTCAGTTCCGTCACCGACAAGTGCGTTGACAGTCATAGATGTGTCAGAACCTACGGCGAGAACCTCTGAAGGTCTTACCGCCTTGACTACGTATGGGTTATCTACAACGTTTTTCTCTGTCTGTCCGATGATAAACATCGATGTGTTTGACAGAACGTTTGCAATTTCGTAGTCTGTGTCGTTTACAGTAATGAACATCCCCGCAGAGAAGTCGTTACTGAAGGTTGTATTTGAACCTGCGATAAATCCTGAGCCATTGAACGTTACTGTTCCGTTACCATAGTATTGGTCTTTCTCAAGGTATATTTTATCGCCTACGGAGAAGTCGGTTAGAAAGGCAGTGCCTTTTCCTGAAATCGTACTTTGAACTGAAGTGTTTGTGAATCCTTGGACACCCTTGCTCTGATGTGTTGATACAAGAAGTGGTTTGATTTGCTCTTTTTTATGAGTAGGTCTTGTTCTAAAAGTGTCGTTAGGATAGATAGAGTCATAGTTCGATGATACTTCACCTGAGTTGATTCTGAATAGTTCTACGAATCGAGTATTACCTTCTGCCTCGATTACTGATGTATTTGAATAAGTGCGTTTCGAAATGTTAAGTATCTGTCTGTATCTGGTCGCGCCTGGAGCGTTGTAGTTGTATGCCCCGTTAGCTGGGTCAAGAAGTGTTTCGCCAATAGGTATGGCTGTGAAAACAGGACTTGAGTTTTGGTCAGCTTCGTCAACAATGACTTCGTCAATGTTGAAACCAATACTGTAGCTCGGAGTATTAGCGTATTTCTCTAGGATAAGTGTTTGGGGAGCTACGTAGTTTAGAAATCCTGAGACATAGTAGACCGACTCGTCTACAGATACTATTGAGGCGACGTTTGATGCGTTTGGTGTCTTTGACGCACCTGTCGCGGAAACTGTTGTTGCTTCTAATGTTCGGTCAGCGTCGTAAATAGTAACGCCGTCTGCAAAAATTAAATCTGTGACATATCTTACGATAAGTGTATTTGGGTCGAATGAGTCCCTATCAGACACAGCGACAACATATCCTCGTGCGACCCCAGTCCCGCCATCAGCGGCACCATAGATGGTCGACCCCAACCAATGCTGAGCATTGACTGTGGCGTTGTCGAAAGTATTCTCTAGTTTGACAGACGCTAAAGTCGTGTCAACTGTTAATCCCCCTCCTGCTATCAAGTCGCCGTCTCTGAATGAGACATTCGCTGTCTTGGTGAGTTGGTCCTGTAAGAGAGTTTGTATCTGTGTTAATTCTCTGGCCTGAACTGCATATGATGGTCGAAATAGGATGCGATAAAAATTCATCCTCTCATCGAAATCATCATAATATGGGTCAGAGGTAAATAGTTGGTCTGATTGGACTGGCATTCAACTTCCTTAAAAATACGCCCCGCCGAAGCGGGGCAGTAAAATTAGAACTGAACGATGAGTTTAATATCTTCAACTTGGTCGGAAGCTCTAGAAACAGGAGACCTGTTCTCAACGTAAAGAATATCTCCACGATATTTCTTCATGTCTGGCTTCTCGAATACTACGCTTGAAGATGTAGCATCGTTAGCAGCGGTGACTGGGTCAGTAGCGACTCCGTTAGGGTCAGCGGCAGTGACACGCATGATTCTCTCTCCAATTTGGAAAGAGCCAGGAATGGAATCCCATCCTGCAGTTGCGTTTCCACCTCTAACAATCTCTGTTACTCTTAGTTCTGGGTAGACTTGTGGGTCTGAACCTGAACCAAGTGTTCCAGCGGAGTTTGCATCAGCCGTATTATTGTAGTCAACAACGTAAGCTGTTGCACCAGACAATGAACCGATGACTTGTTGGTCAGCGACATAGTAGTCTCCTGCAGAAGCGATTGTTGAACCAATCTTAATACGTGTTGTCTGGTCAGCTAGCTCAGATACGAATAACTGAGTTGCGTCTGCAGACTGAACTGGGTCACGAACCAATCCGATTTTACGGAAGTCGTTGGATACTGTGAAAGTATTGGACTCAGAACCTTCAAGACGGACATTCAACATTACGTTGAAGCCGAAAAGTTCTTCGACCATGTTGTATCCATGTCCACCTACTGGGGAAACAATAGGACGGAAGTCAGCGGCGGTTGTGATAGTCGCGTTGGTTTGAGTTACAGACAGGTTAGCAACGTGATATCCTGAACCAGTATTGGCTACATACATATCTGTTACACCTGAAGTGTTAGCTCCTACTCCGTAAATGAGCGCCCCGCTACCATCTCCGTTTACCACGACTTTAGGTCCAATCTTTACGACATCTCCGCCAGCCAGAGCCAAGGTAAGGTCGAACTGATAGTTTGCATCAGCGGCCTGTGAACCAAGGTTACCAGTATTAGCGTCGAGTGTAAAAGTTGTTCCGTTGTGTGCGGAAATTTCGGCCAACATTCCTTGTCCAGATGAACTGGAAGAAACGTATAACCATGAACCAGCTAGTGTATCCTGAGCTGGGTTTGACCCTCCGTAGTTTGTGAAGTCCAGAGTAAGGTCAGGTGTAGCTCCACCCAAAGCTGAAGTAGTAACTTCTGCGTCGGTGAAGAGATATCCCGCTCCGTTTCCAGATGCGTTACGAACTACTGTGTCAATCGCTCCGTCTGAAGCGCTGTTCTCAATTTCCCATTGGTTTGAACCATCGTCAGCTATCTCGCCAGCGTTTGCACCTAAAGCGGTGAAGTCGTTGGTTCGCAGTCGCTTAACTGGGATGAATGAGGTTGTGATGAACTTGAGAGCGTCAGCTGCGGAAATGGAGTACATATACTTCCACTTGTAGCCGTCAGCAGTTGTCTCAGAAACCCCAGCACTTGTATTAATACTGGAAGGCATCACAGTTGATTGTGCACCATGACTGTTGTACATACATTTGTAGACATTGAAGTCTTCTGTTACAACAAAGAATGGTTTTGAATAAAGGGTTGAATCTTGGCTATCAAACTGGTCGTAAACTGTTCCAGAGGTCCAGTTGTATCTGTTGATAACGTGCGAAACATCGTTAGCTGTCACACGCTTGGCCAAAATCATATCGTCCCAATGGTTGTACTCGGTATTCTCGACTGTGTCAGTCGGAGTTGGTGGGTTAGCATCAATATTGACGCTAGATGCATCCAGCCATTCCGAAACCTTACCAATAAAAATGAATTGGTTGGTTGACGCTGTTTCAGAGAATGCCTCGTGAAACTGTTCAGAGTTGTGAACTCGGAACTTATTAGTTACGATTGCAGGCATTTTATGCTCCTAAAATTGTAATGTGTTTGTGTAGATGTTGCCACTTCCCCTATTTAGTGATAGGTTACTGGTAACGATAGTTAATAAAAGGTTCGAATACGATATCGTTTATTGTCCTTGGGCTAGAAATGGAATCAAGTATGATTTCAGTTTTAGCTGGGACAAAGGGGTACGACAGTAATATTCTATTTGTGTTTTCCTGAGTAATAGCTTCAGCAGTTAAATCATCACCAATATCTAAGTTCAGGAGGTTTCCATCATCGTCTGCGATGACTTGTTGTAGTTCCTCTGTATGAGACTGTCTAGCTAATAACGATGTAGCATTTTGGGTTATTAAGTATTCCCCATCTTGGTCAGCTATCACCAGTCTCCCCAGTGAATTAGTACCCATACTACCGAAAGCTATTGACAGAGTTCGGCGTTCTAATGTCGCTCCTTGAATGAATGTACTCGCGGCGTTTGTCGTACTGACAAAATCCGCTGGAACTTCAAAGTCGGAGTTGATAGTGATGGTCGGTCCGGCCGTCACTTCGTATGTGTCTCCAAGGAAGCTTCCTGCTTCTACTGGAGGTACAATGGTAAGGTCTATACTTCCGCCATTCGAAAAAAGAGGAGTTACCTGTGGAGCCATGTCAATAGGTCCGAGGATAATGTCCTCAAGTTCGGTAAAGGTAGCAAGTCCTTTCGTGTATACTTCAGAGATAATCAATGACCCCTCGGTAATAATAGTGTTCGGGAATTCTATTTCAATATCGTCTTCTGTAAATAGGTCTACATCCGCCTCTGAGGAAAGAGCGAAATATTCTGTATCAGTTTGGTCAAATGTGTACGCGGGAATCTTACTTTCATACTGCGTTCTTACATCACCAATATCTGTGACAGTTGTTATCGTTCCATCTATCAGAGGTTGTGGGTTTGGTTCTCTGAACAATGTCTCTGGTGAACCATTCTGTGTATGTCCGCCAAAGATACTAATAGTATTTGAGACAAGTATTGAGTTCACCCAATGGTTCCCTGTCAAATGTGTCTCATTCGAAATAGTTGGAGTCACAGGGAAGTTGTCAATAAACTCTCGTACTTCTGGTATTTCCCTATCTCCAAACTTCGTAAATGCGTTTTGTACAGCAACGTTTATGTACAAGGACTTTTCGAGTTCGAGCGCTACTACATCTTCTAACCAGTTGCGGTCGAAACCAAAAGGTCCAACAAGTGGTTCGTCATCTTCTGTCAGAATATTAAATCCGTCAGCTTCAGTAACAATGTTATCGAAATACGAACCAAAGTCTACTGGCCTGTCTTCATCGTTGATGTTTAAGTTTAGTATCTCAACGATTTCCAGCTCTCCTTTGTAGTCAACATCAGAAGTGATATCGACAACAAGTTCTTCTATCTGGTAAGTTGTTGGTCTTTCCTGAACGAGGACAGACGAAATGAAGATAGAGGATAAGTCACCTGCTCTATCGTCTGGATATCCGAAACCCCATTCGCTTGCACAATCACCTATCATATTACGATGGTCGTAAATATGAGCATCGCCCCTGAAAAGAACAATGTCTGAATCTGTCTTAGAGTCAGCAAAGATGTTGTTCAGGTTGTTCGCTGTTCCAGTTGTGGAACTATCGTTCTTCTGTGCGTGATAAGAGAATGACCAGAATCCAGCATTCGTTTCGTTGACTGGGTTGGACGCAAGTGCTCTAACTTTCTTAAATCCAATTGGGTCCAAACACCATCCGTTTCGTCTGTCTTGGTCACCCTGCAATTGTTCAAGAGTAAGAGCCTCGTTAATAAAGTGACCTTCTGCCCACTTACCTTTAAATGTGTAGTTATTATCTCCACCTTGGTTAGCACCCCAACCAAACATATTTCTTCTGGTGCCAGTTGTTTCTTGATACGTGTCACCGCCTGTGAAACCAAAGATTCCATCTCTGAGGAAAGTCGTCAAGAGGAAGTCAGCTTCTACGACTTGACCAGACTCCATGTTCGTGAAGTAAAACTTCCAAGAGTCATTTATGTTCTGTAACATCTCTGACTCTGTCAACCCAGTATTTCCAGCTCCAACATATCCAACTGGACCACCATTGTAAGAGACAGTCATCTGATACCACTTAATTCGTTGGTCTGGTGAACCCCAAGCACCTGAGTATGGATTCTCTAACATTCTGTTTACGTCTGAACCCAAAGTCTTGATTATCGTACTGGTCGCATTAGTTGCTGTATGCATCGACCCACGACCTTCGGAAATTTCTTCAGGTACAGATGGGATAAAGGATAAGTGGTTACTTGTAGAATCTCTGTAATGAGCACCACCCCCTAAGAAAAAGTGCATCAAACCTTGAAACTGGAAGAGTCGTGCTCCTGCCGCTTCTCTATGGTTATGGTTGAATTTACCCCAAGACCAGAAAGTTCTGTATTTGTCCCATTGACTTGCATCAAAAAGACTGGTTGTAGTTGTTACTGTGAATGGACTTAATGTATGTGCGTATCCATCAACAGATGGGGTACTCGCTCCTGAGTAGTTGTATGACCCAGGCTGGAACGCTGAACCATCCCAATATTCTGGGTTATCCCAGAGTGCGAGCATCGCCTTGTGATTCCAATATCTGTTATGTCCACCTGAACCAGCTGCGAGTCTGAGTTCCTTAGACTTTTGTTGTATGGAAACATTGTCAGGTCCGTCAAATCTCCAGAACTGAACCTCGCCATTATCTCCGTATGTCTCGTCTGGAGTTGAATCAAGTGCACCTGAGACTTGTATTCTATCACGACTTCCGTCAAGTTCAAGCCATGCATCCCATTGTGTCGAACCCCAAGCACAATCGGCCATCGTTTCTCTCTCGTCCGAAACAAAGTTGGCGGAGAGTTGATATTCCATCTCTGCGAAATCGTTCTCTGGTTTGACAACTGGTGCCATCGCTGGTGCAAGAACCATCTGGTTATCTTGACCTTCGACTTGCAATGTCTGGTCTAACGGACTTCCAACATAAATGGGTTTTGGAAATGGGTTAATATGTTCAAGTACAGTCAGGATGTTTATTGGGTTCATTGAATGGAAAAGACTCTGTTCCAATTCTTCCTGAGACTTAACTCTCCAAATGACAGCACCATTCTGATAGTCTAGAACTGGTGAAAGTTCGTTGTCAACTGGGTCAAATGTACTTGAGATAGAAGCGTCAATGTTGACCTGCAACAAGTGGTCGCTTATTGGGTCTTCTCTTATTATCGTTGGGTTGTAGATGTAGAGAAGTTGTTTTTCTAACTCTATTGGTTCTGGCAGACCTGCCAAAGTTCCGTACAGAATTGTTCTTTCCCCTTCGTCAAATTCGAAACCACTGTCTCCCAAGGATACCCAAGGAATTCTCATCTGGTAATAGTTGATGAATGGGTATGGCTCTATCTCAGTCTCGTTGAAGACTGTAGGTGCACCAATGAATATCTCGTATAACAATGGTGGAAGAGCTGGTGGAGGTGCGACAGGTGCCGTATTCGCAATAAGCTCGATTTCGATTTGGTGCCATTCCTGATCGTCTGGTGGGAATGTAGCAGGTTCGAAACATATTCTGCCAATTTCGTAAGGAGGTAATCCTGTGCTGTAATTTTCGTCAACGATATGATAGATACCATCCTCATCGACCATACAAGGGAAACCACCAAAGTGTCCTTCTGGACTCCAGTCTATGTAAGCTTCTGGTGGAAGTACCCAAAGTCGTGTCTCAAAGTAATGAATCATTTCTGGATTCGGAGCAACGACAACTGGAGTCTGAATATCCAGTTCTATTTCTATCTGTCTGTGATAGAGGTTTGGTAAGTCAGTATTCGCGATGTAGAAGAAATAGTCGTTACCTCGGCTGAGAACACAGAAACCTACTCCGTCTTCACCAAGGATATGGCCTGGCTCGTTCTCCATAATGAGGTCGGCCAACTGATAGTCGATGTAGTCTTCTCTATCCCTGTTATGGTTGTAGACAACGATATCACCCATAGGAATGACATCTGCTTCTCTCCAGTCAAACTCAATACTGTGTTCATCTGGGATAATGACTGGTGTCATTATCGCTTGAAGTTCTAGGTCGATATCTCTGTATGGATTGTCGCCTGGCTCAGTGAATACTCTCCAAGGATTGTTTCCAAAACCCCAAGGGTTATGAGGAGTGTATTCTCCTTCAGACCAAACATATCCACCATCCTCATACATATAACCTGTTCCATCTTCCATCTCCAAGTTTTGTGGAGTTGGAGGAGTGAACGAGTTGTAACGAATGACATGCTCTGTTTCTTTTTCTACTGGTTCGTTGAGAACGACTCTTGGAATACCTTCGTAAACTAAGTTATGGTGTCCGTCTTCTGTACAAAGATATCCAGCTCCATCATCACCTCTCCAAGCTATCTGGTCTTCCTCTGGGTTTCCAAATAATACATTGACTGCTGGATAATGTTTGAACTCAATATGAACTTCTTCTCTGTGAACATCGAAAGGTAACTGAGAAGTGTAGAGATGACTATCCATCTCAAAGTCGGCTATTTTAGCAGAAAGTTGTTGAACAACATACAACTCATATTCGATTTCGATTGGGTCTAGAAGATAGTTTTCAGAAGCTTCCTGTGAGATGTATCCGTCTGTGTCCTCGTTCATGAAGTCGTAGATACTCTGTTCGTCTTCCAATCTTCCTTGGTTTGACCCGAAAGGAACAACGAGAACATTTGATTCTTTTTCGTTGATGGAAGATATCTCAACTTCGTAGTCAAGAATATCAACTGTAGGACGAACATCGATTGTAATTTCGTACTCGACTTTGTGGTCTTCTAGGTCATCAATGAACTCTGCATATGCGTTCATGTATCCGTAGATTTCTATTTGACGATGACAGTAGTATGGCTCAATATCGTCTGAGGATATCATCATCGCATTGACAAGCATTTCTGGATGTTCAATCTCAATTGGGTCAAGTCCCATTTCGACAGGAAACGAGACAAGCTCGGTTATCTCAATAGCTTCGTGTCCATGAACTATTTGTGTCTTAGGGGGTTGGAAATGAGCAGTCATAGAACTTCCGTCTACAGCAGGTAGATACTCAATATCCATTTGAGTAAATGCACCTCTATTCTGCTGGTTCCGCCCATATCTGTTCGGCACCCATCGCCCCTTTTCATCAAGACCACCATTCAAGTAGTTCGTGCCTGGGGCTTCAGGGAAATGAGACCTGTTTCCTGCAGGAGCTACATTCTTCTGTTCGTCCATATGATCATCCCAATCGAGATGGTCTGACTGCCAGAGATGAGCTACCTCTAAGTTGAACTCTATTTCTTTAAGTGCATACAACTGAATAGTTCCGTCAATGAAATAGTTTGGAACCATGAAGTCGTATCGAATGTATGTCGCGTCTCTTGAAGATATCTCTTGTTCAAAATAGAGAGGTTGTCCAAAACCCCCTGTGAAAGTTTGAACCAAAGAAGGTCGAGTTGCGACCATGTCTGTAAAGTAGTAAATACCTTGTGGTAAGTTTACATCAAAATGAACAATAGGTGCGGCTGAGTTGGAATCGATGATACTACCAGTAAGGTTTAATGTATCTTTCTTCCAGTCTTCAACTGAACTCGCCGCAGTCGCATTGACTACAACGAGAGGTGTATTCATCCCTTGTTCGTAAAGGTCGTTTAGTCCACCCCAATCTAATACCGCTCCTGATTTGTGCGTTATGTCGTAAACTCCTGAAACTGATGTTTCCGTGAAAGTGTAGATAGCTGGGAAAGCTCCTGTGGAGTTTGATACAGAATACTTCTCTACTTGTGCATCGTTGAGTGTAAAGGTCCCTGGAAATGTGTAGTCAGCCGTCCAGTTGTCTGTGGTCAAAGTCAGGGAAGAGGTTCCTGTGACTTTCATTGGAAGTCTTACAGATTCCCCAGTAGGTTTCGTTCCTGTCAACCAAACCATATCACCGAATGATAGACCTGTGGAGTCTATGTCTGCCATGTAATGATGTCTACCTGAACTATTCGCTGATACTACCAGACTTGTTGTATCCAGTTTTGGAGTTGAAACAAGTGGTAAGGCTTCTGTAATAGTGATATCGCTGTTGGCGAAAGTTGCTGCAACTCCGTCTTGGTCTTGGACTTCAAGTTTCTGTGTAGTCTTTACTTGGAACTCCGTCATGTATCCCGCAGACCAGTTGTTACCTACTCCGAAATCTATCGTTGGTCCAGATACGTAATTGATAGCGTATTTTCCACTACCGATATGACTATTGAAGTTGTAGACCGATGGCACCGCCCTTGTCGCTGTTCCAGAAATATGTGTCGTTGGAACCTGTTCTCTCTTGTACATTAACTTGTTAATGGAGTCAAGGTTGTTCCAAGTCATCAAACCACCATTTGGATAAATCGGTGAGTTATCCTTTATGTAAATAATTTGGTTTGTGGTATCAACTGAAAGAACCATACCAGTTCCCAGAACTGCTGCGAAACCTACGTACTGAACATGAAGCATATCGCCAGGAACGAGTTGACTTGCTATTGTGCTCCAAATTGGGTCTCCCAATCCTCTGTATCTTACATCAGCGTTATGGACTTGACCATTAACTGTAAATGTCCCATAGTTATGTCCGTAAAAGACATCCATATGAGTTGTCCCGCCAGTATCTTCTCCTAGTAAAGTATCCTGTTGTGTGAAAGTGTTAGACTCTATGCCTATTACTTCTATATCCTGACCAACAAGGTCTGTGATAGCTACGTTTGTATCTTTGTCTCTTACGTTTATTGTCTGAGCAGTGGATGAACGAATGGTCGACTGGAAAGCGTTGTGACTTGGACCACCGATGTATTTGTCTGCAGGTCCACCCCAGTCAATGACCGCCCCTCCAACATGGACAGGTTTGTAAAGACCAAGCGAAGCATCAATAGCTTCCATTTTGTATACCGCTGGGAGATTCGTTACATTCGAAACGTTGTAGTCGTTACCAATCTCTGATATCGTAATCGTCTGTCCGTCTAGAGAAGAGTTAGGAGTGAAGACATCGTAAGTATATGACGCTCCTCCGTTACCGATAAAGTCTGTACCTTCATGAAACCTTGATTCTCCGTGTGTTGTAGGACCAAACTTTGTATATCTACCGATATTCCCAGAAGAAACTTCTTTCAACCATCCAGCAGTCCAACCTGAACCAGCTCCAGCAGTTACATTTGGAGAAGGGCTATAGTGAAAGTATGTGGTCTCTCTCCCACCCTGCTGAAGAATAGAAATCCTGTCTTCTTGAATGTAATAGGATTTTCTTAAATCGTAAGTCGTTGGAGTTGTTCCCCATCTGTGTCCAGAGACATATTCCATCATAACTGTGAAAGGAGTCGAGGAAAAGTCATCTCCGTTGTTCTTGTACAGACCGATATTGCCTGCAGAATCCTCAACGTAATGTTCTGAACCGATAGGACTTTCTGATATCTGTTTCAGTCCTGACTGTGAGAAAATGAAACCATTTGAGAAGTTGAATCTATCGTTGAGGTCTCCCAAAGGATTCGTAACATCAGCCGTCTTGAAAGCGTGGTCTGAAGTAAGGATGGTTGGGTTATGAACATCTACAACCATCTCATCGTAGTTTACGTGAGCTTCAACTTCGTAGTCGGTAAAGTCTTTCTTAATATCAACTGTGAAACCTGAGTCCTCAAACCTTGGAACGAAATACTCTAGTTGAACATTGACTTCTTGTCCTGCCTCAATGTCGGTAGGGAAGTTAGCGTCTGTGAATGTTATATCAACTGAGTTTGTTTCTTCGATGACAATGATACCTGTTCCTGCATTAAAGGAAACTTCAGGAAAAAGAACATCTTGGTTGGAGTCCTCTCCTACAAGTGAGTCTCCGTCTTGAGTCAATAAGTGGTTACCCTCTGGGTCAACTCTGTACCAAGCTCCCTCCCAAGAGTCATCAATGTTGAGACCGAATCTCTGTGCCTGAAGTGAATCGTCTATCCATACAATTCTTCCCGCTTGTCTGTCGAGATGGAACTGATACCAGTCAACGTATTCCCCGTGGGTCGGTTGGTTATTGAGAACTTCGTTGTCAAACTCATAATAGATTTGACCCCCATGTTCGTGCAATATCTGGTCGAAATAGTTACCCTCTTTGTCGTCCGCTATCATCGTGTCGACAAGGTTGAACACTTCTTGGTTGTTGTATTGTTTACCAGGCGTGTAAATGTAGTTTATTGGAGCGCCATTGGCGTAAAACAACCCATCGTGAAGGATTGGCTCGTGGTGCAAGAGAACATCAAACGCTCCTGCCTGACCCTTGATAAGTTCTTTCGGGTGGTCGTAACCAGTTCCCTCTTCAAGAGGACCGAACTGAATGTCTGGTTTACCTGTTCCATCTTCATTGAACTCACGCAGATATCCAAAATATCTAACGACTTCAAGGTATGGTCGTGAACCAGAAGGACCCCCAAGGGCTTCTGTAGGAATGAACGAACCATCGTGGATGTGGTTCGGGTCGTACTTGCCTCCGTAGTCTCCACCTGAGTAGAGTTGAGCGTTAGCTCTGGTAACAATCATTACCTCGCCCCAGAGTTGATGTCCAGCCATGTGGACTAACTTCTTAACTACATCTCTGTATGCAGCGATTTCCAGTTTGGAACGGAGTACATATGAAAAGTCTTGGTAGAAGAAACTATCTTGAACAACCATTGAGGAGTCAAGTTTACCTTTATCGTTTAGCCAGCGTCCTTGGTACTTAATTGTTCCGCCTAAGACTGGGACTAAAATAGCGTTGAGGTTATGATATCCAAGATACGCCTGTCTTTCGTCCCTGACTTCTAGGCTTCTTTCGTCACCCGTGGGTTTCTCTGTGTTAGAATAGTCTGAGCCTGGGTCGACAACTGCTAGGTCAAAGATAGAGTTCGTTGCGAGATAAGGTACTGTGAGTGTTGCGTCTCGACCTTGTTTCATGAAGTCGTAAACCTGTGACGCGTCAAACGAACCTATTGCATTGTTTGCGTTATCTGTAATTTGAAAGGTTTGACCTTGGTAGAATGGGTCTGATACTTCTGAGTCAAACTTCACTTTGATGTAGACTGAATCACCCTCAGCCATTATCTGGTCTTCTCTGTCTGGGTCTTCTTCAGACAACATATAATAAGAGTCACCTGTTTCTAACTGGTCTGGAGTCTCTTCTTGTATGAAGTATGAAATAGATTCTGATTCCAATACACCGACAAGTTCTGCCCGTACCTCTCCACCTCCGTTGTTACCCCAAACATACCGCTTGTGTGCTTCCCCGATACCATTTTGTTCTGTACGGAAAAGTTCCATCACCTCAATACGAGATTTTGGAAAGTCTGGGTCTGTGTCGGAGAAACCATTCGCAAATACGATAGCGTTTTCGTCTACCGCCATTGTTACAACGTTATAAGCTGAGGTCGACGCCCCTACCGCTGTAGAGTATCTTGCGTCTGAAGCTAATGCTTCGGCATAACAGGCTGATGTATCTGTCGCGACATTTGAACGACCAAGAACTGTTACCGCTGGTATGTCATAGTATTCAATACCAGTAGACTCTACCAATATCTTTCCTACACCACCGAATACCTCTGTCTGAAATGCCATCGTATCACCGATTTGCATAGCGGCGATAGTCGTGTTTGCAGTATTGTGTGTTATTCCGTTTGAACTGAGTGTATCCCCATTGGCATGGGTGTAAGTCGTAGACCTAATCTCTGTAGTCGAATAAAGTGGGTGGTCTTCGTCTAGGGAAAATGGTTGAGTGTCCAGTCTGAGTTCTAGAATTTCTCTATGGTCTCCACGAATACCAGTAATCGACGCAGTATCGTATGTACCGACATCGTTCATATATTCAACTGTATCACCAACATCAAACATCGCAGTATTGAAAACGAGTAGAGTTTGTCCTGTGGTATCAGCGTTCATGTCTAAGTGAGTACCCATATGGACTGTGTAATACAGACCATTGTTTGCGTTCAGGGAATCACCTACCGAGCCAAATACTCCGTTTGAGTTTGGTGTAAAGTTAGCGTATTCTTGGATAGCTGTATTTGAGTGTATCATCGAATAAGTATCGACTAACTCATTAACAATCGCCTTTCCATTCTGCCCTCCTGAATAGGCTGGGTAGTAGACAACTTCATCTCCGACTTGATATCCAGTTCCTTGCGAGTCCACTCTAATGAAGTCAACAGCATAGTTGTTAGAAACGAGGCGGACATTAGCTGTCGCCGTGACGCCTCCTCTATCGGAGAATGTGACTGTATCGCCTGGAGCATATCCACTTCCCGCTGAACAGATATCAACTTCTCTGAGTCCACCGAATATTGTGGCCGTAAGAACGTTGTCGGGCTGGGTACTCCAATCCTCTTCTTCAATGAATGTAGCAGGTAAGACTTCGATTGTCTCCCCCACGAACAGATTATTCGCGGTGTGATTTCCAGGCGTCCACGGACCTCCGCCTTGTTCCCCTTTGGCCGCATCTTTCGGTGTTTCCAAAACGAGAACGGAGACATCTTTTCCAGGGACCGAGTTTTTATACGAGTTGACAACAATAGCTTCGACACCCGATGTTTGGCCACGTATCCTCTTTCCGACAAAGTCTTCTAATTCAAACCCATTTGGTTTGATGTTTCGAACAAAGGTAACATTCGGCTCTGACCATCGACCATCCGATGTTCTGAGCATGAAGTCTTTTGGATAGTATATGTCTGCTTCTTCACCAAATATCAATCGGAATAAGAATTCCATTGACAAGTCCGTACCTTTTTGTAGTCCGTAGGACTTAATCATTTTAGCGAGTTGTCTCTCGTTGACAGAACCTTCGGCTCCGTCTGGCATATCATAAGACTTGGAAGCTAACTCAGGCCACCCGTGTAGCATTGAGTCGCGGGCTGTTTGTAGAAATATATCGGAATCTGTAGAGTCAACATCTTGAAGGTTCATCATGTACGACGCGGCGATAGCGGCGTTGTACGTAAAAGTCTGAACTTGTGCGGAATAGTCTCGGCCTGGACTTAGGCCCCAGAACTCTACATCGAATCGGTCTTTGTGTTCTTCGACTAGGTCATCCCAAGAAAGTTGTTCTGTAGCAACTTCCTCACCGATGGCAAATTTTTCTGTGGAGATATACTCGACATATGCGCAATATGGAGTAGGAATGGACTTAACAATCGCTCTGGCGAACGTTGTTTCACCTATGAGAACTGCACCCTCTGAAAAGATGGTACTGATATCCTCAATAAAATCAATTTTGATATACTCTAACCACTTATAATACTCTTCGAGGAACAGTTTGTATGTTTCCTCGCTATCCCTCATACGCTCTGGGAGCATATCGGGGATTAGGTCAGTTATTCTTTGATCTCCAACAGGTCCAGGCATTAGGTTCCAGTATAGGCTTCAGAGCTTGTGACAGTGCTTGTGTTAGATGTCGGGTCAGAACCTTCTCTATCTACTACTGTGAACATCGTCAACTTGATGTCCTCATCGAGTATGGCAAGAATTTGTTCTCTCAAGGGCTTTATATCTTGTATTTTTGGTCTACAAAAGACATCCACTTTATCGCCTGTCCAAGATAATGGCCTAAAACCTTGGAATACCACATCACCTCCGCCGTATCCTACAGTCCCGATATTGGACTGAACGATGGAAGTAACGTTTGACTGTGCGTCATATTGAACTACCCTTAGAATACCTTCGCTGTCATCTAACTGACAATCTGCAATCTCAGCTCCAGAAGGATTAGCATGAGAAAAGTAACTACTTGTAAGAGTCCCAGAATAACTTGGGTTTGGTCTATACAAGTCGTTGTTGTAATACAGAGTAAAGTTGTTCTCCCTCACGATGGATGGGATGAAAGACTTTCTCAAACGTAAGTTTGTTAAGTTGTTACGTATCGCTGGGTCTAGATTATCCATCAGACCAACGAGCATAGAATATCGGAAATCTCGATTGAACTTTAGAAGTTCAGTCTTTGAAAAGTTTTTAAGTTGTGCATGGACAAACGCTTTCAACTGGTCCGAAGTCAACTTGGTTCCTCTTGGGTCGTAGTAAATGTCTGAGGTGACTTCGATGAAAGTGTAGTCTGGGTCAACGACGCGAACACGGACAGTCACGAGGTTTCTCTCAGTAAGCTGTCTTCTGATATTTTCTTTCTCCAGTTCGGAGTAAAATGCTCTGTTCACAGGCTTTACGGAGATGTATACCTCGCCATATCGTTTAGGTACGTTATCTTCGCCTCCCCATCCTGTTAAGGAATCGAGGTTAGGAACCATGTTTCGTGTCATCGCAAGGTAGTCTTCAACTGTTACAAGTCTACCCTGTGTTGCAAAATATTTTGGAGCGTTGAATTTGATTTCTTCAATGGTCTCTCTAGGTTTCCCTCCGTTCGCCGCAACAAGTGTAGTTATTGTTACGTTCTCTGAACCTGCGACTCTTCCAGTCGGAGTGAATGTCAGGGCTCCATTACCTTTTTCTCCCTGAGTAGAGATGTAGTCTAGTATTACTACGTTACCATCTGCAACTGGTGTTCCAAGAACTCCGTTTCCAAAAGTGACTTCAAAGAGTCCTTCTTCAACTTCGTCAAGAAAATAGACATCGTCTGTTCCAGTTAGTTCGACTAGGTTGTCGGCTAACTTGAATTCCTTGACTGTCAAGTCCGTTTGTGACCTCTGAACAACAACGTCCAAAGTGGATACATCAGCAGATTTGTTTTTAACAAGAAATCGTTGGTCTGGGTTTTTCTTATCGACAACATATCTGTGTTCGACTTGAGTTCCCTCTTTGACCTCAACCTCTGCAATGTAGTTTCCGTTTCTATCTTGATTAACTGTATAGGTGTCAGTAGTGACAAAAAAGTAGTCGACTCCAGTAACAGCAGATGCGAACTCTGTATATTCTTCTACGATGAGTGCTTCTGCGGTGGGAGTCGCGGGTGTTATCTGCAACGTAAGGGTCGCAGATGGGGCAGTAGTCGACCTTGGAGTGTAACCAATTCCTTTGGCTTTAGCGACTACGTTATTTCTAAGTTGAGCTGATTCTAGGAATGACTCGTTCGCTAACTGGTTAATGTAGAAAGCGTTGTAGAACGAGTTGTAAGCAAGAACGTCCATAAGAACTGATAGGTTCGAATGGTCAAAATCAAAGTCAGCAAACGTGTCTTTGGACTTGAGGTAGTTCTTTAGATTAGTTTTTATTCCATCAAAGTCTAGGTTTGTTACCTCAAGGGCGACATTTGCTACGGGCATTATCTTCCTCTCTCTAGCATCTCTGCAATTTCTACTTCCTCTGTGGTGTCTTTGATTCTACAGAGAATGAAAACTTTAACGCCATATTCTTCTGGGAAAGCATCTGTGCTGATACGTTCCACTGCTACTCTTGGTTCCTGCTCCTCAATAGAGGTTTTTAACTCTTGGTTTATCTGTCCTGCAGTGAACGGAGTATTAGGTTCGAACAACATACGATGTATGTTCGTCCCTAGTTGAGGTTGAAATAACCTCTCACCTTTGCGTGTTCTTAAAATATTTAAAATGGACGCTCGGATAGACTGTTTGTTGTCTAATTGAGCGATATCTCCTGTGACTGGATTGACCGCCAGTGAAGCACTAATATCTGAATATAGGGCTGGAACCTCTAAAGGCACTCAATCTCCTAGAAGTTGGTTGTTAGTCTTACGTTATTTTTGGTAATATTTGATATTTCGCCTGGCTCTGTTGGGTATTTAGGGTCTATTATTGGGATACGAGCGAAGAAAGGTCCAGTCCCATATGCGTTCTTCGAACAGGCTTGAAAGTAAACAGCTCCTTGTGGAACTGGAACTGAAGCTACGCTCGGAGCCAATTCTGAAATAGCGTCATCGTGTATTGGCGTCGCAAGAGTCACCCCTTGGTTCCCCGCCGCGTCGATAGGAATACCTTCAGCGTCAGCGAAGAAAATCTGGTAGTTGTCTACCAGTTGTTCGTCCAGAGCAGGAGTGATTGTAAATGTGCCTGTGACCTGACCTGTGACTTTGTCCTCATCCGTGAAGACAAGCTCAATGGGTGAATAGTTCGGGGCTGAACCCAAGTCGTTGATAGGTTTAAACAACGGAGTTGTATGATATATTTCCTGAGCCGAGTTGGCAAACTTTCGAATAGATGAGTAGACTACGAAATGAGTGACATTCGTAGGTATGGTTTCGGTTGTCAGAGTGAACTCTAGGTTTCCATTCGCGTTCAGTAGACGAAAGTTCTGGTCTGTAGAAACTTGTGTTCCAACTGTAGATATTGTATTCTTTGTCTGGTTGTATTGACCCCAGAAAAGTTTGTAATATGGGTCGATACCATTCTGAGATGTATGTGAGCCTGGCTCAACTTCAACTACACCAGAGAGTGAACCTGCTGTAACATCTGTATCTGTGAAAGTTATTTCTTTCGCATTGTCCAGAGGTGCAGATATTCTTGAGAGGTTAAAGAAGTTTCCTCCAGAGAAACCATTCTGGTTCTCGGCCAAGACGGCCATGTAATACCAGTTTGGATTGAGAGTTGGGTCTACCTCTACATCTGAAAAGTTGATGGTGTTCGTGTCAGCATCCCTGACTACTGTCGCCAGAGGTTCGGAGAAAGTCTTTCGTTCAACGTCTGCAAGAAAGATTGAATATCCCAGAGTCGTTGAAACTCCACCTTCGCCGTTGTCGTCTGTATCTGTAATAACCATGTCGAGGTTGATAATCTTGTCTTCTGAAATGGATACAGAAGAAGTTTCTTCGTCAACTGCGATTTCAGGCATGTTAGGTCTACGAGACATGATTTCCATTGCATAAGGAACTTCGTTCTCGGCCTCAAAGATATACTCCAGTCCTCCGATGGTTTTTGTAACCTGTCCATATGAATAGAGAAGTAAGTGAGTGGCCTCTGTAGGTTTGAAGTTCGCACCTACGTTAACTTCTACTTCAAGTTCTATGTCTGTGTCAACTCCTGTGGTCACTTCAAAGGTATGTATCTTCTCTACCTGTTCGAAAGATGCAGGAGTGACTCCTGTCTCTGAAACGAGTGCTGAACCATCTCCTGTTACGAGAGTCCCATCCTCGTTAATCGTAACATCCAAGGATGCAGAGTTAACGGCTTCTGACTGTATTCTGTCGGTTGGTGTTATCTCTTTACCCCACCAAAGTTTGTATCGAATGATTCCATTGTTTATCTCTGTCGTAACATCTTCTCTTGCAACTTTTACCACCCAGTAAAACTCCTTCTTGGTCGCCATCGCTAGGAACTCAGAGTCATCAAGTCCTAAGAATCTCTGGTCAACCACTCCGTTTGTGGCGTCTGAACGATAACCAGCTTTCAGTCTCGCCGCCTCTAGGTCGATTCCATCCAGTCCCGCAGACTCAAAGTCTTCTAGGTCGAACTCTCCTATTGCTCTTTGTCCAACTTGGAAACGAGGATTGTCTAGTCCAATAATATTCGACCCTGAATCATCTCCTCCGAAACGGCCTGAGCCACCTTCACCTTCTTGTGTGATACCCAGTCTCTTTGCGGCGTCTGACGCAAATACATTCGTCAAGTCTTCTATCTGGTTAGCAATCGACATTGGGTTATTAAGAGTGTTGAACAAGTCATCGCGTCCTTCAGAAAGTTTTTTACTGAACTGGTCTGACCTAGCGAGAACGTTCTTGATAGCTTCTTTACTATCTCTCTCAAAGTTTTTCAATACCTTGTCTATCGCTGAGCCTGTATCTTGTATCGCTTTCTCAAAGTTAGCGAACGCTGAAGAGGACTCTAGCATTGACTTAAACCCTCCCATATCGGCGGATGTTCCAAGGAACATAACACAAGTTGAATACTCCAAATGTGATGGTGGAGCGCCTGGCCTTGCAGAAAGAGTTGACAACTCAGCTGCGAAGTTACCTATTCCTGTCGCTTCAATGGTTGTTGAGTAAATGTTCATGTCCGCTAGTTTAACGAGAGTCTTAATCCAGTTAAGAAACTCAAGGAACGACCTTTCAATCTCTGTGATGAAATCGATTAGTTGTTGTAGCATGTCTATCAATACACCCAGAGTTGAGGATGAGTTCTTTGCAAACCCTCTTAACATATCACAAAAACCTAGAATGGTTGCTCGTAATACCCCCGCCTGTTCTGGGAACATATCCGCTACTGTGAACTTTGGACCGAAGTCTGGGGCTCTTGAGTTTGGAATTCTGTAGGATGATGGGTCTGGCTCTGTGAGTTCGATAACGTACTTACCAACCACGAAAGAGTTGTCTGCTCCTCCCACGTTGCGGTTAGGAGCAATCGAGCCGTCATCCCCCTCCTGAGCAAGATACAAGAGTTCACCCTTTTTAAATGCTTCTTTATCTTGTGGTTCAAACTGCCCTTTCTCTTGGTCATTATTATAAGGTACTACAAGTAAAGTCTGGTCTGTATATGGAATAGGTTCATCTTGGTCTACCTGAAACTGAAGTGGTTGGCCAGCTGGACCTACTTTTGTAACTCCTCCCTGTGAGTTCGTTGCTTCTACTTCGTTCTTTCTTTGTTGAGCCATAACCTCCTGAAAGGAGTTGACTACATTTCCTTGGTCATCAAAATCTATCTTGTTACATTCGGTCATGCCCATGTTTTGTAGGACAATGAAAGTATTCTTGGAGTTTGACCCATAAAGGATATCACCCTTTTCAAACTTGTATTGTTCTTCTTTAACGATTCTTCTCGTTGGCATACGGCCTGGAACAGGCATTGATGGACTGTATCCAGACGGAACTGTTACCAACTGAGCTGAAACCTTTGTCGATTCTGTAATGAATATCTTTCTGGGTTGGTTGTCTAGAGTCCAGATATCAGCTATCTTACCTGCTATGTCCTGAGCGTAGTCTTTAATGGAAGCACCAAATACCATTCCAAGATAGTCAAGAAACTCTGTAGGTATGGTTGATATGGTTGGGGCTCCTGCGTAGAGAACCATCGCGACATACTTCTCTGTCCCTGTTCTCATTGATGCGTCTTTTGACCTTTCGTAGTCGGCCTGAAAGAAGTATCCTTTCTTCTTCATGTCTACTTCGTCTGTGTATCCAAGAAGTTTTGGTCTTCCGTACTTGTCCCTCATGACTGAACCATAAGGTGAATAAACTGTAGACTCTGGTAGGTTGGATATCGCTGCGTTTACCTGAGTCAGTTGTTCTCTAAGTGATGCTATCTTTGAGGACTTCGTAGGTGAATCGGGAAGAGCACCTGCGTTGGATATCAAAGCATCATAGATACGAGCCTTCTTCTGGAAAGCGAAATAGTCCTTTGGACTGTCTAGTCTTATCTCTGTTCGGTTGTTGGCATCAAGACTCATATGTCTAGCGAAGTGAGGTGAGCCTGGCCTGTTCATATCCCCTTCATCAAAGAGAGCGTTCCCTAACGCACTAAAACATTGAGCTGGTCTCATCTTGACAATACCTGTCAAAGCCGCTTTACTCGCGACATATCCAAATACTTTTCTTTCGTAGTCTCCAATAAAGTTTCGTGAGGTTCGGAAGATGTCGTCTTTCGTTCCACCTGCTCCTGTGGCTCCTGTGCTTCCTATCGCTTTTGCTGGTTCTCCCAGTAGTTTAGCGGAAGATGCTGAGTCTGCAGACAGAGTGTTTCTGTAATAGTCCTTGACAACTTCTTTCCCCATGTCTCCGTATTCAGCCTTGGTCTCAATGACAGTCATGATAGTATGAGTCAAGAGTCCACCTGTCTTGGAAACATCAAGAACCATTGCGATAATACGTTCTCTCTTCAACTGGTCTTGGCTCAAACCTTTGTAATATCCTGACGCAACCCTGTTCTTAATGAATAGGTCAGCTCGTGCTTCGTAGACACGAATCAAGTCATCTTTGAATCTCTGTTCTGTCGCCTTTTGTTTCTCGGCTCGTGTCGCCTGATTGTCTACGTTGTTGGAACCTGCTGAACCTCCACCTGAAGATATCTTGTTAGCTGTTGCGTTTTCCGCACCAACAAGACCGATGATAGATGAGTAGGAAACGGCCAGTCCTGTCTGAAGGAGAGCGCCTGGATATTGATAATTTCCGTTAGCATTGAGAAAAGGTTCGACTCCTGGCGGGACATTTGTTGGGTCGATAATGATATGATAAACCCCTGTCTGGAATATGTCGTTGACAAATCCCTCTAAGGAGTCAGCGAGGAAGTTGACCGCAATACACATAGGATTGATAAACCCTACCATCAGCATTTCTGCAAACTCTAAGTTTGTTTTCGCAAGTGATGCAACCATCTTGACTGTAGAAATACCATTGTCCACTTGTCCTAAAAAGTGGGCTATCTCTTTCGCCGATGGTGGTGTTGCAAATTTACTCCATGTCGCCACGTTTTTCCTCTAATGCAGTTTTGAGTTCTTGAAGTTCTGTTCTTATTATTTTGTTATTCTCAATCAACGAGTCCAACTCTTTGATGAGGTTTGATGGGTCGTTCCCCTGAAGAAACGGAGTCCATTCTTGGCCTACATCAACCTTTGGTTTTGGTTCTTCTACCTTAACCGATTGTGTCGACTGGTCCGTAGGTTTTGTAGACTCTTCTCTTTTTTGAGATATCGTCATATACGGATTGGATATTGCTAATCGCATTCTTTATACCTTTTATTTCACCTGTTGACCCAGACAACATCGTAGAAACTGCTGCGTACAACATTCCTGAGTATGATTTCGAACCTATCTCTGGTACTGAACCTGAACCTCCAGCAACATAAATATGTGGAACTCCTATTCTAGTCTGAATATTCGCGACATAGAGTGCAACCTCATCTCTCCATTCTTGAAAGTGAGTCTGAAGCATATCAGTATTGGCCGAGCCATCACTGTTTGACATCTCCATATTCGCTGTCGGAGTCCATGTTTGAGGACTCGTAGACATACCAAAGTTCGTCCACCAATCTTCGTTATAAGTATTTACTGCTCTAAAAATATCCGCCTTCGCTTTAGCGAAAGTATTGAATGTTTCGTCTACAGTTAGTCGTGCACCATCTCTTATCAGAGGATAAGTTCCTGAGACAGTATTGTAGTTGTAGTTGTAGTGATAAGGGTCTGTAAACTCTAGATGACTTTCACTCCAGTTCTGAGGATTCTCTAGATTCGCCAGACAGTTTATGACATACTGGAAGTCGTTACAGTCTGAATATCCATGAGAACTTCCAACTGACTGTCCAGACAGAGAAGTTCTGTAGAGTTTCCTCATCGTATTGACATTGTGGTCGTAATATTCTGAGTTGACAACCAGAGTATAATACCTTCTGTTATCTCCTGCCGTATTTACAGTATGTGTTCCTGAACTATTCGTGACAATAACATCGTAGTAGTCGTTAACTACGAAAGACTGATGAGCCTTGATTCGTATTAAGTGGTCTCCATCGTATGAAGTTCCTGCCTGAGCAACTCTGCCTGCGGTTGACTTAGTGAACCATTCTCCAACTATCATATCTGCATTTTCGACAACCTGTCCTGTCAGACCATTAGTAACATATCCTGATGTTGAACTGGAACCAGAAGGTCCTGTAAAAGGAGAGTCGTTGCCCAAAGAGCCACCTGTGTCTATCATAGGTCCGTAAGTATTATCAGCGGGTGGTAACAAGTTAACTGAGCCTGGGACTGTCCAGTCGTTAGCTCCGCCTTGGTTAAACCCCCATGATACTTGGACCGAAGCGTCGTTGGTAAACTTTCCTTCTTTCAAGCGGACAAAAGCCGAGTCGATGCGAGAAAGTGTGTCGCCTGAAGTATATGTAGCCCCGCCTGGAATCTGTGCGTGACTCAAGTCTTGCAGTGGGTTGACTTGATATGTCCATCTGTGAAAGGCGTAGATGATATAGTCTATCTTCGTACTGTCTAAAAGGTTGTACTTAACGAATGTATTCGCGTAAGGCATCTGGTCTGGATATTGGTCTGACGCATCAACTGCTGGGTAGTGAGGGTTGAGTTCTATTTCTGGGAAACATTCTCCCAGTCTCACGATACCTGCATCAAGACCATTTTGATACTGTTGATTTCCGTTATGAGAGTCGTTGATATCCGTAGGTGTCGCAGTAGAAATAATGTCAGGGTCGGCAGATGCGATAGATGATACAGAGGCATCACTCAGGTATCCAAGATATCCTTCCCATGTAGCTTGGTCCATTTTGGTGACATCTTCTTCGTCCAAAGTTAGGAAAGAAGTCCCTCCATACCATTGATAATTAATCTGTAGTCCACGAGCCGATGATACGGCAATAAGTCCAGTTGTATGAGGTTGGACTGAGCCGTCTGGAATTCCATTGTCATCAAGAGGACTCATGTCCACCCATCTTTTCAGACCTAAAGTCTGTAGAAGAGTTGGGTTTGTGACATTCGCTGAAGGAGTAACTCTTGGTTCCTCCGTTTGTCCTGAAACCTGATTCGCAATACCTGCTTGAAGGTTGTATCGCATGTAAAGCTTTGCAGGTTGAAGCGTCGTTGCTTCGGTGTAGAAGTCAACGTTCATCGTCGCATAGTCTTTCAGGAAGTAGTCTTGGTTGTTTGCCCCTCCTGCGTCTTCGTCAAACTCAATATTTCCCGCATCCAATTTCCAGCGGAAGGCTGGGACTGTGGATGATATCAGCCCCTTTGCCGTGGAAGTCAATCCACGAACTTCCTTCCCAGTCGTAATAACAGCGGGCTGTTGAAGTTCTAGGTTCGCTACCTGTCCTGCGAAGGATACTGTGTTTGATATCTCATCAATCAACATTGTGACAGTCATAACATCTGTGTTTGCTTCTTGAACTTCGTAGATGACTGCCGAGTCTGTTCCAAGAACAACTGTTTCCCCTACAACAAATGAGTTCTCTGGACTAACTGTATTCAGGAACATCTTGATGGTTGGTTTTGCTACATACCTATCCATAACGGCTAGGTTTTCATCGTTCAGTTTGAAATCGAATCTCGTGTCTGTAGCTTGATATGGGTCTTCTGGTTCTGGTCCATATGGAATATCGTTGATTGTATTCGCTGGCAAGAACGGAAGTTGTAGATAAGGTGTTGGGTTGTCATCAAAATCGACTATCTGCCCTGTGTCCTTGTCCCTTACTAGGTAATAATTTCCTGCATAGTTCGAGAACGAGTTAGCAATTTTTCCAGTTGGACTGGGTGTGTA